AAACCACTTGCTCTCGGCCCCAAGGCATAACTGCCTGTGCCGAGGAAGAGAGAGTACGGGCGGAGCCCGGACACTCTCTTCAAAATTAATTTTTTAAGTAAGTATCTGTTTGAAAAAAATAATTAAAAAAATTATTTTACATAACTTAAATGATTATGTAGAAAGGATTTGATTGAAGTATGGCAAATAAATTTGATTATGCTTTAGGGTATAGACTTGTGGATTTAACAAGTAAAGAAGCTTATAGAGCTGGTACTGCCGAAGGACAACGTAATGAAGCTCAATGTGCTACTGCTGTATCTGCCTGGGCTTTTTGGCATGGATATACTGATGTTACTATTTTAGGTAATGGTGGACAGAGATATCAAGTAGCTAAAAATGCTGGCTATAAAGTAGGTCAAGAAGTTAAACCTTGGTCTTGGATTTGTTTTGGTACAGGTTACTATGGTAAATATGGACACATTATGGCCATATATGATGTTGTCGGTGATGATGTTTATTATTGTGAAGCAAACTATAATGGTGACGGAAAATTAACTATTGATGATATGGTTATTGTTAAATGTAAAATTACTGATTTAACAAATAGAGCCGGTTATCAAGGTTGTATTTATATTGCTGAAACATTTCCTAAAGTTAAACCTAAAAATCTTGATTACCATTATGACTTAAATGGTAATAAAACTAAACTAAATAAAAATGTAAAACTTAAAAAGTATAAAGTTAATTGTTCCGACGGTCTTAATTATAGAGAATTTCCTAATGGTAGATTAATGGGTGTTTATCGAAATGGAACAATTATTAATGTTTTTGAAAATTCAGAAACAATAGTTAATAATCTTACTTGGGTTAAAACAGATAATGGTTGTTATTGTGCTAAAAAGTATTTAATTAATACTGCAGAAAATAATGATACTATTGATACTAAATTAGCTAAAGAAGATGATAGTAAATATACATTTACTACTATAGAAGGTTTAGATTTATCTTATGCTCAAACAAAAGTTGATTTTAATAAAGTTAAGCAGGCTGGGTATAAATTTGTAATACTTAGAGCCGGTTATGGTAATGCTATACTTTATCCAAATCAATATGATACTATGTTTGAAAGTCATTATAAAAATGCTAAAGCTGTTGGATTAGATGTTGGTGTATATTGGTATTCTTATGCACAATCTGTAGATGCTGTTAAGCAAGAAGCTCAAGCTTGTATCAAAGCAATGAAAGGTAAAAAGTTTGAATATCCTATTTATTTTGATATAGAAGAACAGTCACAATTTAATAAAGGTAAATCTTTCTGTGATAGTCTTGTAACAACTTTCTGTACTGAAATTGCAAATGCCGGATATTATCCAGGTTTATATTGTTCTACTTATTGGATTACCAATTTCATTAGTGAAAATGTTAGAACAAAATATCCTACTTGGATAGCAGAATATAATAGTAAATGTAATTATAAAAATGATTTTGGTATGTGGCAAAATGGCACAGTTTATTTAAGTGGTACAGGTAATGTTGACCATGATTATTGTTATGTAGATTATCCTACTATTATAAAGAAAGCAGGTAAAAATGGATATTCTACTACACCTACACCACAACCTGAACCTACTCCAGCACCTGCACCTTCCACTGTTTATAAAACTTACTATGCCAATGATAAGACTGGTGTTAATTACAGAAAAACTCCTAATGGTGTATTAATGGGAACATATAAATATGCAGAAGCAGTTTCGGTATTAGAAGGTTCTGAAACAACTAAGGATAATAATGTATGGGTAAAAGCTAAAAACAATTATTGGTCTGTAAAGAATTTACTTTCCACTACAAAACCCGCCGTTGATACTTATAAGACATATTATGCTAATGATAAATCAGGTGTTAATTACAGAAATACACCTAATGGTGTATTAATGGGAACATATAAATATGCAGAAGCAGTTAGTGTTCTTGTTGGTTCTGATACTACCAAAGACGGAAATGTTTGGGTAAAGGCAAAAAACAATTATTGGTCTGTTAAGAACCTTTTATCCACTACAAAGCCAAAGGTAGATACTTATATTACTATGTATGCTAATGATTTAACTGGTGTTAATTATCGTAAAACTCCTAATGGCCAATTAGTTGGTACTTATGCTTATGGTCAAGCTGTTAAAATTTTAGACGGTTCAGAAACAAATAAAGATGGAAATGTTTGGGTAAAAGCAAGTAATGGTTATTGGAGTGTTAAAACACTTTTAACAACAAAAAATCCTATAACATATAAAACTTATTATGTAAATGATAGGACCGGTTTAAATTATAGGAGAACACCTAATGGTCAATTAATGGGTACATATTATTATGGTCAAGCTGTTAGAGTAATGGTTGGTAGTGAAACTACTGCTGGTGGTATTGTTTGGGTTAAAGCAAGTAATGGTTATTGGAGTGCCAAGAATCTCTTGACAACTATAAAACCCAAAGTTTAATTCTTTATAATATTTAATTTCATTGTATATATAAAACTATAATCCTCCAATTTTAATTATTTATTAACAATATTATAACATATAATTTATATGTATGTGTTACAATATAATTAGTAAAATATAAGATTGGAGGATTGTATATAATGAAAATTATATATGTAAATAAAGAAGAATTTATTAAGATACTTAAAGAACACTTTGTTCTTTATGAAAATGGAAATGCTATGGATATTACAGATAATTACTTTAGTTATGAAATATGGTTCAATAATCTTAATGATTTAATTTGTGATAGCCCCTGGGATTCCGATGAAGAAAATTATAAAGAAAATGTTAAACTAATTAATAAACTAAATCTTAATTTTGATGTAGGGGCATTAATTAATTATAAAACTTCTGAAATTGAAGGTGTTATGTATTGTACCGACACTAATTTCATTCCAAAGGATGATTCTTATAGAATATTTGATACTATCTTTAATAATTATATAAATGAAAGAAGGAATAAACTTGATTGTTATTGAAAACTTAAATAATTATCAATTAAACGAATATATAATTGATTTATTTTACAATAACTTGTCTTTAAATGAAGGTAAAGACATTATTATAGCTAAAAACAGACTAAACAGAAATTATGACATAGATAACAATAAAATAATGAAGCAGGTTCAGTACAATATGAATGCACATGAACGTAGAAATTTTTTAAATAGTCTTTATAGTGAAACAATGCCTATTTTTGAAAATTTAGTAAATGAATCTTTACATAAATACATGACAGTTTCGACATTCAATACAAAATATAGAACAAGTAATTGTATTACAATGGTTGATGATTATTTTAGCTTTGCAGGTTATGTTGATATTAGTTTAAACTTACCCACATATACAGAATTAAAAATGTCACCTGAAATGTATAGTTTGTTAGGATTAAATATGTTTGTTATTAGATTTGCCAATCATATAAGTAAGAAAGAATTACCTTTATTATTAGATAAATCTAATTTAAAAATGGGAATGATATATGCTATTGATACACAGGAAAATATCATAAAACGTTTTATAAGTAACATAATAAAAAGTAGAAATGAATTAATGGCGTCTATTTTAACATCAGAACACCCTATATTGACTATTGAAGACATTGATAAATCAGTTTTAGACAGAGCATTAAAATTCAAAAAACAAGGAAAGTTTTAGCAATAAGGTGATTCTATGATTATAAAATTAAATGAAGGAATATCTATTATAAATAATCAAATAATGTATAATGCAAATAGTGATTTTGAAAATGATATAATGAATATAGTTTATCCGGATATTTATAATTCTGAATTTCTTGGAAATGTGTATTATTTTGGATATAGGTTTAATGATAATGCTTCAAGACAGGATAGAACTACTATAATAAATTGGCTTAAAGGATTAGATAAGAATGATTGTATAGATAATAAAAGTTTATCCAGATTTATTCAAAAGCCATTAATAAAACTAAATGATGAAGAAAATTTAAGTAGTTTTTCTGCAATTATTTACCCAAGGTCAAACAGAAGTAATTTGACCTTACAAATAAATAAAGAAATTGGTAATTTGACACAACATCATACAGATAAGATTAATTATGAACTAATTAAAAATATACCTAATACTATTACTTTTGATTGGGATTTATTTAATTTTGAATATGCGGGTGAAATTGGAGACAATCAATATAATCAAATTTACAATTATATCGAAAATACCTTAATACCTAAAATTCATAATCTATCTTATTTTTCTATTGCTCAGAATGTAAAACCAAAATACAGAATGTACATTGAAAATTATTTACAGTTTGAAAATAAACAAACAGAAAATGCTATTAAAGATATTCAAAATGGAAAGTTGTTGATTGTAGATGACATTAATACGAGCGGAGCTACATTAACTGAAATTTTAAGAATCATAAGGGCAATTAACAATGAAGCCCAAATCTATATATTTACTTTAATAGGGAAATAAAAAAAATTCAAAATTCAAAATTCAAAATTCAAAAAAGTAAACAAATTAACAACAATAATGAAATAACTATAACTACTAATATTGTAATTACTTTATAAATTAAAGTAATTACAATGTATAAGTGTATATTTTTAATTTATAAAAGTGAAAGGAAGTAACTATTATGAAAATAAGAATTAATGAAGCTGAAAGTGATTATATTAAAATAGGCAATATGGTATTACCTAAAAATGCAGCTAATTATGGTTATGCTGATTATAAAACTATAGCTAAAGATGCCAAGAAAAATTATGAAAAAGAAAAAGAAGATGAACGTAAAGAGAAAGAAAGACAGAAACAAATAGAAGCCGGTAAAGTTTTCTATGATAAATTTATGGATATTTATAATAAAAATAAAGATTTTGAAAAATTAATGACAGCTTTATTTGATGAATTTGTTCCGGCTTCTGGTAGATGTGATACTTTAGGGGCGGAACTTATTAGAGCTATAGAAAGAGTTAGATATAGAGATTATAATGATGGAGACAGGTTTTATGAAGGATATGGATTAGAAACTTGTGCTTCAGATGCCGCTTTTATTGCAGAAAATACTAATGACGATATATATGAAACAATAGTTGATATTGCTAATAATTATGATGATACCGATAGTGAATATACAAATCGTCTAAATTCTTTGGCTAAAGATGTTATTAATTATATTAAGAATACACCTGAAATTGGAGCTTTACCCACAGAAGATTCAAGAAGTTTTAATAGTGATTTAATTTATGAATGGACAGCTAATTCTAAGCATTATGAATTTGATGTTGAAATTCCTTATGATATTCAAGATTTTATTGATAGAGGACATATAGGTTATGATGATGTTAGAGATTTTATAGATAATCTTACTTCCTATTATGGCGGAACATTAAATTCTTGGGCAGCTGATGCTTATACTATTGAAGAATTGAGCAAAGATGAATATGATGAATGGGAAAGAAATTGCTACAATGAATTTGATGATTGGTACAAGGACCTTGTTGATGAGTATGGTGAATATGATGAAGATGAGGAAGATTATTAAACTTCTTTAAATTTAAACATTAGAAAGGAATTGATTTATTATGGTAGTAAAAGAAATAAGGATTAATGAAGGTGCTATGGATACAGATGTCAATTTTTATATAAAAAGTATAAATAAGTCATTTGATGAAAATTTAAACACTATTAAAAAATATGTTTCGAGTTTAGAATCACTTAAAGATAATATTTTAACTACATTAGATGAACTGAATGCAAATGGTAATAGTATGTATGTTCATTATAAACTTAACATACTTGACGGAACTGTATCTGGTCTCAACCAAGCCCGTAGTTTAATAGACAATGCAGAATTTAAAGCCCAAGAGTTTATTGGTAAAGATTAATTGTTAAACAGTCTAATGAAACTATAGCTATAGATATGTGATAATTTTACATAACAATAAAGTTATTATACTTACTACTAATATTAGGAAAAACGACCTGTATATATACAAGTCGTTTTTCCTATAGGTGAACTATCTAAAAATTTATAAAGGAGTTGTTATTTATGAATGAAATGTGGAAACAAATTATATTAGAGGGTTTACAAGGTATTATTGGAATAGTAATAACTGTATTATTAGCATTTGTTCGTAAAAAGTATAGCCAATATGTTAATACAGAAACTAAACAAAAATTAGTAAATGATGTGGTATATTATACTGAACAAGTATTTAAAACTTTACATGGTAAAGAAAAATTAGATAAAGCTAAAACAACATTAATTACTTTACTTAATGAAAAAGGTATTAACTTTACTGAAGAAGAATTAAATGTACTTATAGAAAGTGCTGTTAATCAACTTAATTTAAAACAAACTGGTTCTACAATTTCTGATTTTTCTTGGCCATTAATATCTACTACAGAACTTGTATCTGAAGATGCTATTAATGAAAATACGATTGTTGAAGAAACTACTGATTCAGATATATCTAATGAAACTTTAAATGAAACAGTGAACTTGGATAATGATGAATTACCTAAAGGTTAATCATTTAATTATTATAAAAATAGGAAAGGACTTGATTTATAAATGAAAATAAGAATTAATGAAGAAGTAAAATCCCCATATGGTGAGTTTATAGATAGAAGTTTGTTTACTTTTGTTGAAGATGTTCAAATTGATATTGATTACATAGAATTTAAAAATTATGTAAAAAATAGAATAAATGATATAATTAAAGAAAATGGTTATAATGTCCGAGCTGAAGTAGAATATCAAACTGATTGCATTACAGTACAATTACTTCCTACAAATAATTATACATACCCAATTGGTTTACTTATTTATTTTGAATATAAGAAATATGATGGATTATCCATAATTTGTGAAAATTCAAATTCACACTATAGAGAAAAGTATAAAGGATTGGATGATAGTAACGATTATGGTTTATTTGGATATATAAATGATAAATGTCAAGAAATAAATTCATAAATATATAAGGAAATCACATTTATTGTTAAATGATCTGGAGGTTAAATCTTTTACATATAAGGGAAAGATACTTTATGGGCAGAAATAGATTTAATCAGTATAATTTTACAGAAATAGAAAGAGAAAAAGAAAAATTTAAACAAAGAAAAAACAAACTAAAATCAGATAAAAATAAAAATGTTAGGGAAAATAAATTAAGAAAAAATGCTCCTAAAGATTATGATTATTTTAAAAAGTATGGTACATACCGAAGTGATGATAATTGTAGAAGTCTTAAAGAGGAAGCATTGTATAAATATTTTGCCTACATAGATTAATTTTTTTTTAAATTAAATTTTAAACGGATAGCAATATCTATTAGAATGAGCTATCCGTTTTTTATTTACATACTATTTAATTACTAAAACACATAAAACACTACTACTAATATTGTATATATAATTATAATTAATACATTGGAGGTAATTTTATTATGGTGAAAAGGATTTATGAAGGTAGTGACAACTTAGATATTGATACTAAATCTTATCAAGAACGTTGTGATGAATACAATGATTATTTAGATAATCATATTAACAATGTTATTTTAGCATTTGAATTATGTGATAAAAATAGACTTAAAGAACTTACTGAATACAATGATGAAGATTTGATTGATATTAAAGAGCAGATAGAATGTCATGACCAAAGTAAATATGGTGAAGAAGAATGGGAACCTTATTTAAATTGGTTCTATCCTATAGATGAAAATGCAAGTAAAGATGAATATGGTTATGATATTGCTTGGATTCATCATTGTCATAATAACCCACATCATTTTCAATATTGGATTTGTATAGATGATGACGGAACTACTCGTCCTATAGATATGCCATTAAATTATATAATTGAAGCTTTGTGTGATTGGCATAGTTTTTCAGCTAAAAATTCAGATAGTACAGCATATAAATGGTGGCAAGACCATAAAGATGTATTTGCTATGACTGATAAAACTAAAGAATGGTTTGACACTTTATGTGAACTATTTACAGAACCTCTTACCAATTACTACGAAGAAATACAAGACTAAAAATTAAATGAACGAAAGGTTTTGAATAGCTTATGAAATTATCTATCAGAGAAGAAATATTAAAAGGACAAGATAGATTAGATTGGATTACGTTTATATCTAAATTTACAAAAGTAAAATTTAATGATTATGTTAAACGAGTTAAAGAAGATTTTGTTCCAGTTTTAGATATTTTAGATGAAATCAATTCTGATTTTTATTATAGTCCTGACGGTGCCCTTATAGAAGATTTAGAAAATTTACTTAAACGTTATAGAAAACAATTACGTTATTTAGAAAAAGAAGATTCTTATACTAAATTAGGTGAAATGTTGTACAAGTTTGGAAATGATATAAATCATGAAATTGAGTTTTGGATGGAATTACAAGATATTTCCATAGATTGAATTTAATTATAATCGAACAAGGAGTATGATTATTTATGAATTTTAATAAACCTACTAAAATTTATGAAACTCAAGGTGAATTAATACAAGCTTGGGAAAAAGAAGTGGATAAAGAACTTAGTGAATACCCTTCTACCTTGAGTTGGGAATTAGAAGCTACTGATATTAAATGTCCTGATTGTGATAATTATTTATATAGATGCTATACTACTGCTGCCAATGGAGAACGTATTTATGCCGAAGTGAATTTGTTATATTGTAAAGAAGATAAGGCATTTTATAATCAAGGTAATATTACTTGGACAGAAATTAATGGTTCTGGAGGCGGAAGTGGTGGCAGTGGTAGTATTGTAAGAGTTATAGATAATGTATTAACAATTCAAGATTCTTAAATTTTGGAGATGATAAATTTGATACCAAACATAAATTATATAAGTGGTGTTATCACAGATGGTTTTGCACTTGCTGCTGATTTGAGATATTATTTAGCACGAAGTATAGATGAAGGCAAAATTACATTACGAGTTTCACAAACTTCAAATAAAGTTTTTATAAATTCACCTTCTTTTAAATCTATAGAAGCTCACTATGTTTGTTTATCTTGGAATAGCAAAGCACAAAGAATAGACTTTATTTGGAGAAATGATAAAGGAGAAGTTAAATCTTTTGACAGTTTAGTTAAATTAGCAGAAGATATTGAAAAGTCCATTTAATTGAAACCTATAAAAGAAAGGAATAGATTTATATGATAATTAATGAAGATATTATTTATCCAGATTTATCTAATGAGGAACTTCAAGAAGGAATCGTTGGAATTACTGAAGTTTTTGACCAACTAAGTTCTTATAAACATGAATTAGAAAATACAAATTATAACATAAGTAAATATGAAGCTGAAGAAATTGGAGATAAAATATTTGATATTATTGATGTGCCTTATTTATCTGACTATATGGATGAATTTCTTGTTATTCTATCTAAATTAGATGGATATAATTCAACTACTTCCAAAGAAGTTTATAAGATTTTGGACAAATTATTGCTCAAAATATCACAGATTTTAAGAGAATTAGAAAATGAAAAGAAATTTAGATTCTAAATTCATGAATTATAGATAAAAATTAATTTTTATTGAGTTTTAACAATTATTTATTTACAATTTAATAATAAAATTATAACACAAATTCTTTAAGTTTGTGTTATAATTTTATGTAGTATAAAAATTGTCGAAAGGATTGTGCCTAAATGATAAAAGAAATAAATAAAGAGAATAAACAGGTAAAACTTAAAATTAAAGAAAGTAAATATCCTGAACTTACCTACGATAATCTTAATCAAGAAACTAAAGATGCTTTGGAGGAAGCCTATAAAATTGCTATTAGTAGTCGTCCACATTTTAAAGATTTAGATTCTTTTTGGAAAGAAGTTTTAAACTGATGATTAGTGAAATAGACAGAACAAGTAAATTTAAAAAGATTTGAAAACCTATAAGCATGATAAAGTTATTTTAGAAGAATTAAATATTCTATTAAAGTTAATTTTATCTGATTCGGAAATTCCAGAAAAGTATAAGAAACATTCATTAAAAGGTCAATATTCTGGTGAGTATGATTATCATATAAGACCTAATGTAGTTCTAATTTGTCATGTGGAAGGTAATGTTTTAGTTTTAAGTAGAATAGGTACTCACAATAAATTAGGATTAACCGAAGATATTTCTTCTTATTTGTAACATTATACAAATAAATTCTTTAAATTTTGTTTATTTTATATCTTTACAAATTGAAATAAATATGTTATAATATAAATGAAGAAAAGTAAAGAGAGTAAAATTTTAAAATAGGAATAGAAAGGATTTAGATTCCAATGGGTAATGAAGAAAATAAAATTATACAATTTAAATTAAATGATATAGGAAGAGTTATGTTTTTACTTAATAATTTAAATATTAAAGGTATGGATCAAGCATCTGCCTTAGTTGAAATAGTACATATTTTAGATAGTGGAAAGGTAATTGATTCCGATGAAGCTGTTAAAACTGAAACTATAGTTTCTTCTCACTAAATTTTTTAGTTATTAAATTAATAAGGTTTTCCATTTTTATTCCCCCTCTCAATGTTTTTACAATATAAAAAATAATTGTGTATGTAAAATCTATTCCCGTTACATACACAATTATTTTTTTATTTTGAAAAAAGTAAATAAATCAAATCACAAACATATAGTTACAATATATAAATACAAACAAGTAATTAACAATACTACTAATATTGTATATATAAAATATTTGTGGGGAGAAAATGGCTTTATTTACCCTAATATTTTATCACGGAACGTTTAAATAATTAAATGATTTATTTGACTAAATAGACAATATGGAAGTGATATAAATGCCTGAACAACATATAATCATTACTGATAAAACAAATAATCTATACCCTTTAGCTTGGGGTGTGGCAGGTGGAAATGTTACTACTTTTAAATTAGATGTACAACCTCCCCCTGGAAATTCTTTTACTGTTGCGAATATAAATAATACTTCTGTAATATTAAATAATAGTTCTATATCCTCCTTTAGTAATCTTAGTATTCAAACAACTAATTCAAATGATACACTAACTTTAGGTGGACCCGGCAGTTTATCTTTTAGTTGTGGAAATGGTATAACATTTTCTTCCTCCTTTATAAATATGAGTGGTGGGTCAAATCTTTATTTAAGTGGTGGAAGTATTACAGCAAGCACCGGTAATTTTACTGTTACGGGTCCTTCTAATTTTGGTGCCCCAGTAACATTTTCTTCACTTACTACATTTAATAATACAGTTAATTTTAATAGATATCCATTTTTTAATGCAGGTGCCCAATTTAGCGAAGGAAATTATAATTTTGTAAACAATGCCAGTATTTCATTTACCAGTGACAATGGTGTTTTTGGAATTAATAATTCTAAATACTTTAATATATATGGTAATCAAGATAGTACAATTTCGACAATTAATGGTAATTTAACAATAGTTGCCGGTGGAAGTAATGGTACTACACGCATTTATGGTGGAGGAAATGGTATATCTATATCTGGAAGTAAGGTTTCTATTAATACAGGTAATTTTACTGTTACAGGAACATCTAACTTTACATCTCCAACAACATTTTCTGGGACAGCTAATTTTACAACACCCGCATATTTTAATAGCTATCAATTTACTTATGGAGATTCTTTTATTTATAATGGAACCACTCAGTTTATAAGTAATCAAATATATGCAGTATCTAATAGTAGTATAGCTACTGCTAATTTTAATTATGCTACAAGATATCCTAAACTTAATATTATAAATACAACTACAAGAACATTAGTTATTAACCCTACAATTACAAGTCGTGGTACTACAAAATTAGATGCAGTTATAGATTCAGATAATACTGTATTTACAAATTTACAATATATAGATAGTTCTAATATTATTTCTAACGGAACTAATACATATACTTATGGTAGTGGTGATACTGCATTTATCTTCCCGGATGCTGGAAATAATTCTCCGTTAAATAGTAAAATGGTTAGTGTTAATATTGATGGAAATATTGATGTGGACACGTTAGATAATAATACTGTTGTTGAATTTGGTGTATATTCTTCCTATCAAGGTACACTAACCCCGTATCCATTTAATAGTGATCAACATATAGCTATATATGTAGCTTTATTAGATAGTTCGGATAATTTCTATACAATGTGTTTGTTGCAAGGATATAATGATAGTTGTTTAGATGATGGGTCTCAACATTGTTTTGTTAGACTTAAAGATCTACTTGAAAAAGATAGTAGTGGAAACACTAATACTGTATTAGACTCTACTTGGAAATTTAAATTATTTGGAATATCTCATGGTGTAACAGAAATGTCCGCCTCCACTATTGTATTTAAATATACAATGTATGAACCTATAAAAGCAGGTAGTGGTGGAGGAAGTTCTATTAATGAAGCTACATTATATTCACCATATAGTAGTTTATCCACATATAATATAAATGATTTAGTTATATATAATAATAATTTATATAAATGTATAACTGCTGTAACCACAGCTGAAGCTTTTGATAGCAATAAATGGCTTAATACTTCATTGAGTACAGAAATAACAGATAATACAAATTCTTTAGGTGGGTTAAAATTAGTTAAAATGAATTCAGCTACTTATGCTAATTTACCTACTTATGATAATAACACATTATATGTTATTAAAGACTAAAAAAATTAAAGTTAGGAGGAAATTTAATGCCTACACCTAATATACATGAATTTCAGGCACAAGAAATTGTAGATTATAGACAAGTAAATAATAACTTTTCTGAAATAAATGGAAATATGTTACATTATAATGTAGCTACTGTATTATCATATAATACAGATACATTTGAAACTACAGTTCAATTAGAAGATAATAGCACACAAACTGGTATTATAAATAGAACTGGTAATATTCTAACTACGAATGATACTGTATATGTTTATTATTGGACAAGTATTACTGATGACGGTTATATAGGTATAAAATTAGGAACACCTGATATACAAGGTGGAGATTCTGTATCTATTGGTAAATACTTAAATAATGGTAATAATTCTGTTTTAGTAAATGATTTAAATAATACTAATATTGTAAATATTCAAGATAATAATACATACAATAATTTAATGACAGCCAATTCTAAAGTGTTTTATGATAGGACTTTACATTCTGGCACCACATATAATACAGCTTTCGATAGCAGTACAATTATAGGTGCAGATTTAAAATTATATGATGTATTAATGACAAAATCACAAATATTTGGAAGTTCTAATCAATTAAATAGTTATAGTACCTATGATAGTGATACAGGTGAATATACATTCAAATCTCTTCACATATTAAATACATCAACTATACTTGGTTATAGTAACACTATAGCAGATAATAGAACCACCTATAGTGATACTACATACATTATGAATAATTCTTCATTAATTGGTGCTTATAACACATTTTCTATATACAATGATAGTATTGTTAATCCTTCTTCTAATCAGCAACTGGATAATTCTTATTTAATCGGTGCTTGGAATAACATAAGTAAATCTTCCTTAAATCATAGTGGTGTTATTGGTACAAGCAACCAAATTACTGATACAGCATTAAAATATAGTAATATAACTGGTTATAATAACTCTGTTGATTATTATTATACACCAAGTAGTGGAAATCATAACACAGAATCTATATATATGTATGGTACATATAATAATATACATAGTGGCAGTGGTAATATAGGTAGAATAATGTTACTTGGTGCCTATAATAATTTTTATAATAATTCAAGTAGTTTTACTGGTCCTGTGTTTCTTATTGGAGAGAGTAATAGGTGTGGAGATTCTTCTAATAATGGTATTCAAGGTAGTAACAATTATTTATTTGGGGGTAATAATACACTAAATGCTACAACTACATCTATTAGTGTATTATCTACTTTTATAATGGGTTATTCCAATGATGTAACATTTAATGGAAATTCATCCGGAAATACTATAATTGGTAATTCTATCAATGCCGGTGGTTATGATTCTTACAATAATGCCGGTTGCACTATGAGATTTAGTAATTTATTAGCACAGTCCAGCAGTATTTATTGTGATATGTTTGATTCTACAGTAATCGGTGCTGTTAATAAAATTGAATATGTACGTTTTTATTGTAGTAGTTTAAATGGTTATGATAACAACATTACATCAACTAATCACACTTCTATGACCGCTTCTGATGATTATTATATACATATATTAGGTGATCGCAATAGTATATATAATACTAATACAAACCTTAATGTTTTTGGTAGTAGTAATAGTATAAGTACAATATATAAAAGTACAATTTGTGGTGATTCTAATAGTATTAATTTAAATTCAACTGCTACATCTACTACTTCTGATGTAGTAGTTTTAGGTGATGATAATACAATAAGTTCTGGTTCATTAACTACTGCTTTATATGGACATAGCAATTTAATAGGTGGATATAATACACTTATTACTGATGTCACTCCTTCAACTACAGATACATATTATAGTGGATATCATACAATAATAGGTCATCATGGTAAAATTCAATATTCATCTAATACTGATGCTTATAAAATGAAGATAGTTTTTGGAATAAATCAATTATATGAAGATCAAGGTGGCAATGGTAATGCCGTTGTCATTGATGATCAAGGTAATATGAATGTAGTTGGTACAATTACAAGTCAAGGTGCTGATTTTGCTGAATATTGGGAATGGGAAGACGGAAATACTCAAGATGAAGATAGACGAGGATTATTTGTAACATTAGCAGATAATGGCTATATTAAAGTAGCTAATAGCGGAGATAAGATATTAGGAATTGTTTCTGTTAAACCTACTGTTACTGGTGGCGATGATAATTGGGAATGGCACGGTAAATATCTTAAAGATGTATTTGGTGAATATATTTATGAAGATGTTGAAGAAACAATTTATGAAGATGAACAACAAATAAAAGAAGAAGCATATACAGATGAAAATAATGTGTTCCATGAAGCTGTTTATGAAACAGTTAAAGTCCCTAAAGAAACAATAACTGTTAAAAAACGTAAAATAAACCCAGATTATAATGCAGATATAGCTTACACAAATAGAAGTCAACGTAAAGAATATGTTAAGATTGCCCATTTAGGTAAATTAGTTATGGTGGATGATGGAACTACTAATACAGGTGATTATTTAACTTCTTTAGATAATGGTATTGCTACAAAATCCAATGCCAATACTAAATATGTTTGCATTAAACGTATAGATGAAAATCATATCTATGTTTTGGCAGATATTTATAATTAATATTTTTCTTTGTGTATTAAAAAAAATGTTTAGTTGTGGCAATAAATGATTAAAGTCACAACTAAACATTTAACTAAGATAATTATCTTTTACTAATTTAATTGGAGGTTCTGATATGAGTACAATTAAATCAATTACAATTGGAAATGATTTAGAAACTTTTTACAATAATTTAAATACTGTAATTATTAATATGTTTAATAGTAATTTAATTGTAAATGTAAATAGAATCAGTGAAACTATATATAATATTTATATTCAAAATAGTTCTTTACAGACTATTATGGATATGTATGCTGTAAATCTACTTCCAAATGATAATAATATAGAAACTACACAAATTGTTTTGTGTAATAATTTAATAATTAATAATGGAGTAATTGATTTTTCTAACATAACTACATCTAATATAGGACCTTGTTTTTATACATATAATGAAAATAATGAAATAACAAGAAATACTTATTGGATAAATAATACATATAGTTCCTCTTTAAATATAAATACTGGAAATAATGACATTGATAGTATTTATAAATTACTTTATACATTTAGTTTTAATGAATTATATTTACCTACAAATGATTATAATGAAGAACAGTATTTATGGTTAGGTTTTAAGAGTTATCAAGAATCTAATATAATGTTTTTTATATCTAAAACTAATGAAAATAATATTGGTGTTTTTGGTGTGTGTGAAGCTATTCCTACAAGTAGCACAACATATACTAAATCAATAACTACATTTTCCAATGTACCTACAACTATAAATATAAACAATTTAAGCATAAAAAGTTCAATAATTTGTCTTTCTAATATTATTGCTGCACAAAGTATAAATCATGAATATTTTCCTTATTTATATTATTGTGTGGGTCAAGATAACTCTAATAATGCCTATATACAATTTGAATCTAATGGTATTGAATACTATAAAATACTTAATGGAATCAGTGCTATTACTAGCAATCCTAAATTCACCATTTATCAACAGATTAAATATACAATTAATATCTTTAACGCAAATTATTATACATTAAATAGTATAAAGATGATTGATAATAGTGTAAGAATTACTATTGATTGGGGAGATGGTTCTGTACCCACAGAAATGGATTCTTCTACTTTTATTGAAAAACCCACTCATAATTATACTTCTGGTGGTACTTATACAATAACTATATCCTATAGCAGTTTAGCTAATCCTAATTTACTTAATAATATTGCAATTGCAGATAAATATACTACCATTATAGATATGAGCAAAGCATATCAGCTAACAAATTTAAATGTTAATAATATGTTTAAATTTAATGTAGACGAATTATTTGATAGTCAATTAGTAGACATTAAATTTCCACCAAGTATTACTTCTATGTATTCTGACGGATTAGGTGAAAACTGTTTAGAACTTAATTCTATAACTTTACCTACTGAAAATTGTCAGATTACCGGACAATGGTTATACAATAGTGCTTTAACTTTGAATAATAGGAATTCATTTACTTATCCGTCCAATATATCATTTAAGAAAAATTTAGACAATGAAACAAATAATTTTTATACTGGAAATTTTTCTACCAATATAATTATTGATAGTGATATTGAATGTGATGATTTAGTTATTGGAGAATATGTTACAACATTAACTATTAATGGAAACTTGGTTTGTAATAGAATTATTTCCGACAAAAATGGGGATAATGAATATAATAGTGGTTTAACTACATTAACTATTGCTGGTAATTGTAATGCCAATAATATAGAAATATGTAATCTACCTAATTTAACTACACTTACATTTAATAGTTCAAATACAACAGTTATATATAATGTTAATCATTTACCTAATTTAACTACTTTAAATATATCTAATAGTATAACAAGTATTATGAATATATCTAATTGTGAATCTTTACAAACATTGGATATATCCGAAAATATTACTAACATTTCTATTAATGTAGGTAATTATTGTGATTCTCTAACCGAATTTAATGTAAGTAATGATAATTTATATTATAGTTCCGACAGTGGAATTTTATACAATAAGGATAAAACAACTTTAATTAAAGTTCCTTATGGTTATACTGAAAATATAAATATACCTAATACTGTCACTACTATAGGTGATTATGCTTTAAGTATATTAAATACAATTTCAAGAATAGATATTACTTCAAATATACAAACTTTAAATAATAATTTTATGTATCATAGTAATATTACTACATTAAATATAGACAGTAATATTTTATCCAATTGTACATTTGGAGATTCTACTATTACAAATCTACTATTAGGAGAAAATGTTACTGAATTAGGTACAGATACTTTTTCCAATGTATCTATAAATTCTCTTACTGTATATGATACAAATATTACATTAACTACTTCACAATTTAATATGAATGATTTAGAAATGATTTTTGGTTATGTAGCATCTACTTCCGAAACATTTGCCAATGACAATAACATTACATTTATTCCTCTAAGTTTTGGTAATAATAAAACTAAATATTATATAACTATAACTGAAAATAATTATACAGTTTCTAATGTTTGTACTTTAAGTTCGAGTTATTCTGAAATTGATTGGGGAGATGATACTGAAGCTGAAATAGTTTATAACTTAGAAACAACTTTAACACATACTTATGCAAATAGTGGAAATTACATTGTTACTATTACACACATTGCCCCTAATACTATAGATTTTTCCTATACAAGTATAAATACTGGCTTATTTGCTATTGCTACTAAATTAGATTTTTCTGAATTAATAAACTGTAGTACCTCAATAAGTAATTGTTTTAATAATTTAACGGGTTTATTAGAAATAGTATATCCACCTAATGTTACAATAATTAATAACACATTATCTAATTCAAATAATGTAACTTCAATAACATTACCTAATTCGCTTAATAACTTACAGAATAGTTTTAATAATGAGAATTATAATGATTTATCTTCATTTAATTTACCTACTACATTAACATTGCTTTCAAACTGTTTTAATAATACAAATGCCTTATTAATTAGCAATTTAACCTTAAATACTACAAATGCAGTTAGTGGCTTAGAAATTAGTAATAGCATTAATAGTTGTTCTACTATTCAATCTATTACTATTGGTGAAAATGTAACTACTATAAATAATTCTTTGATGAATCTATTGAATGTAAGTTTATTAACTTGTGATAGTAATAACAATAATTATAGTTCTGTTGACAATTTATTACTAAATAAATTAGGTACTGAATTAATTATAGTTCCGGGAGGATTAAGTGTATTTACAATTCCTAATACAGTAACAACATTAAAACAAGGAAGTATTGCAAATAATAAAACATATAATCAAGTTATTATTCCTGAAACAGTCACAAATATTGTTTATCCATTTTATAATAGTAACACATTAGAAACTGATACTTACTATACAACTATAACGGAACTTCGTGTATTAAATCCTTATAGTTCTATGGTAGATATAAATAAGGTAATTACTATCACAGATGAACAAACACAAACTAACACATATATAGATACAGCAAATGTAACAAATATTGTTGGTTATGAGCACAGTATAATTCATAGCCAAATAAATGGGTATAATCGTTATCCTAATTGTTCTACTTATAATTTTACATCTTTAGGTTATTATAATTCTAATTTAATTATAGGAAGTAATTATACAGATAGTACATTTACTAATTCACAATTACTTACTATAAGTGATACAATTATAGATGCCTTTAATCAACATTATAATTATATTGTGCCTAATAAAAATGTATATGCTAAATTAAATGATTTATTAACTTATGTTACTACTAATACTTTTGATTTTGTAAATGATAGTAACAATTATGCTTATGTTATATTTTATTATATTGATAACACAAATAATTTATATAAGTTTATTATTTATGTTTTTGATGTAATGGAAACTACAAATACAATAATTATAGATGATACAAATTCCACATATAATACAAGAAAAATTATTGTTGATTATGATATAACTAATGCTGAATTTACAAATCTTGTGGATAGTGATAATTTCAGTACACAATCTATTTCCACATCTTCTGTAGATGAATATGCTGTACTAACATTTAGAAATATTATTAACATATTAAAATCAGATAATACAAATATAACACCTACACTATTAAAATATACAACATTAATTCAAGTAAATGAAGAAATTACAAATACATTTAATGGATATGTATTAGGTTCTAATAATACTGGAACTAATAAATTATTTATTTTAGATAGTAATGTTAGAACAGATGATTATTGGTTAAATGTGGAAAGTAATTTAATAGATGCTGATAATATAGTTAATGGATTAAAAGTTATTTTAGATAATGAAGGAAATATAAAATTAATTGAAAATCCTATTACAGATACTTTACCTATTACATTTCTTTCTAATGGTAAAGATTTACTTAATTACCAGATCCATGGTACCCCAGAAGGTGCTGGTGTGGAGACGGAGAATATTTTTAATATAAATGCAATTTGGTATAAGCAAAATCCGAATGATATGGTTGAAATAGGCAAAAACGAAGTCGTGATAACTGCAAATTTATACGACTATGTAAAAATTAATGTGGAAGCAAACACCGATTACACCTTGGAATTTGATTATCAAAACATAGTAGGCTCAATGCATAGGGTAACAGTATCGACACAAGATCTGGCAACAATCGTACTGCGTATTGACGGTACATCTGGAACATTTAATACTGGAAGTAACACAACACTTGCTATACTGTTTTATGCCGGAGGTGGTTCGCAGGGAAAGACAAAATACAAAAACATAATGCTCACTCCCAATTCTACTATACCCGCTTCTTATATCCCTTACGGCTATAAACTCCCAATGACGGTGGAGAGTGGAGTGACGGAGAATCTATGGGACGGAGAAGAAACTTCGTTGGTCGAAAGACAAGTAAATTCCGCAGGTCAGTATGCTTCGGCTTTTCTTATAACGTCACCGGGAACATACAGCGTTAAATGTTTTAACAATCGTGCTGGTTATATATATGGCAAAAAATATACAATATCTACAGATACTTATGGTACTGCAATATATTTATCCTTACCAAATTCTTCTGCGGCATCAGCAACAACGTTAACTACAACATTAACTGATGACGAGATTTTGATTGTATATGACCCGTTAAATCCCACATTTGATGTAACTGTAACAAGATTTAACGACGGCCAGTTGTGCGTTGTCCAAGGCTCCACCCCACCCGACCACTACATCCCCCACCGTTACACATCAGATATCCCAATCTACATCGGCGACAGCAAGCTCGGCGAGGAAGAGTATGTGGATTACGAGAGGCAGAAGGTGTATAAGAGGACGGAGAATTTGTTCGATAAGGATACTGTTGACCCTCGAACCCAAATAGCTTTAGAAAACGATGGCTCTATAAAATCCGTGGCAGGATATTGGACTATAAGTGATTATATTCCTGTGTCAACTGGAACATACACCGCTTTTGGCTTATCAAAAGCTGGAGAAAATGTATATTGCTGTATTTATAATAGTGATAAAGGATTTATACGTTCACAACCTATTGTAGCTAATAACCCAGTAACTTTTAACATCGTTTCAGGAGAAAGTTTTGTAAGATTAAGTGTTAGACTTGGTGACAATGAGATAGACAGTGCAATGTTTGTAGCAGGAACAACCCAACCCTCTACCTACATCCCCTACCTTCAACCCACCGACCCACCAGTGCCATTGCCACCCATCCCGACATTCAAGGACGAAAATACACTCTCCAGCACAGAAACACTTGGTAATACTACAATTATTTTAAATATAGATTCAGAAACAGAAATTACAAGTATAAATGAAAATATATCTGAATTAAAACTTATAAGAACAGATAAATATATGTTTGAAAATAATGTAGAATTAGTAAGTCCTATTTTTGAATTACCTACTACTTGATACTTAATATAATTTATATTTTATTTACAATATATAAATTTTGTGTTTACAATAATTAATCATCTTTATGTTATAATAATAAACAAGAAGGTGATTGATTATTGTAAATAATCATTGGGTAGACAAATTATGCAATATAAAGGAGAAATATTCTAAAAAAATTAACAACCTTTAAAATGTTATTACTACTTATATTATAAATAAACAATTATAGTTAAAGAAAGGAATTGATTTATAATGAATGAAAAAATTATTGAAAGATTATATGAACTTGATTTAAGTGATAATGAAGTGGCACTTATTAAGTTTATGTATGAAAATGGAGATGTTACTGAAGAAGATATTTTTGATATTGGTGATGATGAAGAATTTAATATTGAAAATATTAACAATTATGAATTAAATGAACCCGTGGATGAATACGATGATGGTGTTACTGAAGGTACAAATGGTACTAATGTAACATATAATGGTGAATATTGGTATGTATTTAATGATTATGATGATGCTGTTAAAGCTGCAACTAATGATGTTTTAATGTATTTAGATGATATGGGTGTAGATGGAATTAATCTTGATATGGCTAAATATGTAGATGAAGATTGGTTTGAAGACGCTGAACGAGAAAGTTTTGAAAACTATTGTTATGATATTGCTAATGAGGGTGATGATACTTATGACAATAGATTAGTTCAGGAATGCTATGATGAAGGTCTCATTGATGATAGTGATTTTGAAGAGGATGAAGATGGCGAACCAAATTATGAAGAATGTCTTATTGATACAGATGAACTTACTGAACGTTATGTAGAAAATCATATGAACAGTATTACAGACTTTGTTCAAGAGTTTATTTTTCAGTTTGGAACAGATGAATTTAATGATGTAGTTAAACGATATAATCTAATTGATTTTAATGAATTGGCAGAGGATATTGTTGATATAGATGGTCCTGCTAATTCTTTAGCTCGTTATGATGGTAATGAAAATGAAATAGACCTGAATGATATCACATATTATCTATATAGAAATTAATGACTTTTAATTATTTATTAATAATTTAGTAATTTATTTACACTTTAAACAACCTTTATTTATATGTTATAATATAACATGGATAAAGGTTGTTATTTTTATGTTTAATCCTTATAGTAATACATTATTAAATTGTAAATAAACACATAAAAATAATACTACTAATAATATATAAATACATTCATTATATATTTTTGGAGGCATATATTATGAATAACAAATGTAACATAAACACAAATACAAATACTGAAAATAAACTATTAGCTAAACAATATGTAGATTTCAGTAAATTTAGAATTAAGTGGAAAGATTTTTATAATGATTTATTAAAGTATTGTTTAGACAATTATTCTGATATTAAAAATGTTCAGATAACAGAAACTGGAGGAGATTTAGCCTTATCCCGAAAATTAACCTTTTTTATAAATAATGTTCAAGTTAAAGATTACTATGTAGCTATTGATATTAATGGTGAAAATGTTAATTTTTTATTTTGTATTTATCCTGATTTTGAACACTGTACTGCTGTGGATAATATTGAAGAACTTGTAGAAGTTATTTGGGGCAACATCATGTACTGATTTAATTGAGGAGTAATTGTTATGAATAAAAATAATATAGAATTTATAAGTAATTTTCATCCTTATACATTGGGTTTGTTAAATTTAGTTCAATATGTAGATTATAAAGAAGATATAAATTATATTCTTATATATATGACATATAAACCAAAAAATATTTTTCAATATAATATAGATTTTAAATTTAATAAAAATATTGAATTGAAAGTTGATTTTGAATATCCAAAAAATCATGTAATAAACTATTCTAATTTTTACACACTTGGTTCTTTTGACTGTTGTAGTAATACTGAATTTGATATTATTGATAAAGTAGCCCCAAAGAAAATAAGAGATAAGGCATATAAAATTAAATCTAAGTTAAATCAAATATTTAATAAGCAGGTTGAAATTGAAGTAGATACTACTGTTTGGGATTTTACTTAAAATCGTTTACTCACATATATAAAGGAGATGAATGTAATTATGTTTATAGAGTTAAATGAAGCTGATTATAGACATATTGATAAGATACAAAATGACAATTTTAACTATGAATTAAAAGTAGATATGGCAAATGCCATTATAGGTGACATATCTGATAATTTATATACTATGACCACAAAGATAGAGTCCATACAAAAAATTGCCAATTCATTAGGTATAAATATTGATAATGAAATTAATAATATCATATTGGAACTAAATGATATTTTTTCTAATTCTGATTGGCAAAATATTTTAAATAAATTTAATTTGTTAGATTAAATCAATTAATTTATTCAATTTTAGATTATTTTTATAAAGGAGAATTTAATGTGAGCAACGAAACTAATAATACATCATCTCTTTATATTGGTTTTACTAATGATAAAAGTTATAGAACTATTAAACGTAAAATGAATAACAGTTCTAATCTAACCGATAGTGAAATACAAAGATACAATCATACATTATTTGTTACTCATACTTCTGGTTTACCTAATAATGTTGTGGGTAGTGCTAATATGTATTTAGGTAATCAGTTAATTACAGATATTGTTACATTAAATCAATTTTCTAACATAAGGATAGTAGAAGATTCTACCACTGGTTATCTTACCGTTTATGATGAAAATAATGAGGTTGACATTTTAATTGGTAATGGAAATAAATTATATATCTATTGTAAATATAATGAAGTAACCACTTATACTTATTTTAATATTTATTACTATTCTGATAGTGCTAAAAAATACATACCAATAACAAAAAATGGTGTTACCACAAGTCAATTAAATTTTGTTAATTCTCCTAATGATTTAGAAAATGAAGAATTGTGGCAACCTAAAACTTTTGTTTACTATGAACAAAATTCATAATCTATATATAAGAGGTGTTTTTAATGAGTCAAAACCTTACTCAAAATTCTTTATCTAAAGTTGAATTCACAGTAAAAACTGAACAAGAATTTAAAAATCAGGAAACATTTGATACACACACCATTTCTATTGTGAATCAATCAGGAACAATATCTGATGACATTACTGATGTAAATAAAGAACAAACAGCATCCTTATTTGTAGGAGCTACAAAATTAACGGATATTATAGTTATGAATGATATACCCGGATTGACTGAACAATATCAATTAAGTATTGACAACAATATTTTAATTGGTGTACCAGATAATTTTTCTTCTGCTCTTGGAAATCCTAATAAATTATATGTGTGGTTTAGTAGTAATGATTATTCAATCTTTGTTTATAATCCAAAAAATAATCAATATATGCGTTTAGGTTCAAGTATATCTGTTGATAGTGAAAATGTTAATAGTAATTCTAATCCAATAAATTTTGTAGAAAGTGCAGAAGATATTGCCGATCCAAGCAAATATGAGTCAAAAACTTGGGTGTATTACCCACAACCTTAAACTTATTAAGATTAATTCAAATAAGGTGATTACAAATGAAATTAGAAATAAATGAATCAATTCAGTTAATTCATATAGATGCTGGAACAAAGATAACTATACCTTTAATAAAAAGAGCTCTTGTTATGGCAAGAGGAAATAAAGATTATGCTAAATTTTTCTTAGATAAATGGTATATATCCGTAGCATTTCAAAAAGATAATTCTGTAATTTTTTCCCATAATATACGTTCTATGGAATTTCAAAGAGAACTAAATGTTATGGAAAAACAAGGATATAATATTGATAAATACAGTTTCTTTATTTGTAAATGGTTAAATAAAGTTAGAGATAATCCTTATTTTAGTAAACTTTAAATACATAGAAAGGCAAATTTATGATAAATAAAAATAAAAAAGCTAAACTAATAGCCCATTGTTATTCATATAATATTACTAATAACACAATAACTAAATCTAACAAGGAAGAAAACATAACAATATCTTCCAATACAATCAGTACAAAGTCAAAATCAAATTCAAAACAAATAAAAAATAATAGTAACGAAAATCACTATAAGTTTGAATTATACACTTATGGACACTTAGCAGATACTTTAGAATGTTATGATAGAAAAACTGCTATAAAATATTTTTATTCTTGTGATTCAAGTTTTGATTTTGGCTTTAAATTATACATAAATAATAAATTGATTGAATATAAAGATATTAAAAATAAATTAAAAATTACCAATATTGACTACATGAATTACTGTTTTAAAAAACAGTAAAGAAACTTAAAACTCAATGTAAGGAGTATTTAAACAATGAGTACAATAAATACAACTATTAATATTACTCAAGGTATAGGAACAGAAGATAATTTTGATATGTCTTTACTTAGAAATAGACTATTAACTACTTTACAAGAAAATTATTTTGATGTAATTAGTAAAAATAAAATTAACTGTATTAGTGGTATTGGTGATTCATCTAAAGATATAAATGTAGTGGTTTCCCAAGATGATAATATAATTAATTTTATTTCTACAAGTAGTGGTGAAGTTTTATCTTCTATAGAATATTTTCCATACATAAGTTATGTTAAATATACAGAATTTGTACAACCTATTGACACTACTGAAAGCAGAACTTCTACTCGAAATAAATATAAGGCTGTTGCTACAATTCTTTTAACTATTCTAATTGATAATAATATATGTGGATTTTCTATTTTAAGTCCACAAGATATTCAACTTGTAGATGAAGATAATGACATCTATTCTATAAAGAATAATATTAATTATAATGATTATTATGGTGGTACTGTTGATGAAACTACGGGTATAGTTGAAGAATTAGTTTTACCTGATATTATTAAATTACAGTCGGCTGTTATAAATGATAACAATAGTTATTATGAGGTATTATATAATGATATAAATGATCCATATACAATTAGAAAATTGCCTTGTATTAATGGTAATGTATATTATAATGATAGTACATACACATTTAGAACATTATTTGATAACTTATACACTAATTTTACTGATTCTGCCGATGAAACTGTATTAAATAACGTATTATTAAACAATAAAATATTATGTGAATCAAGTGTAAATGATAATGCTGTTACAATTACAAATGCTATTCAAGGATTTTCTCCTAATATATTTGATTGTCCAGCTTTAAATGTTAATCCATATTGGGTTCAAAATTCTCGTTTAAATATAGGTTCCACAATAACTATTGATGATAGTAATTATGTCATTGCCGATAAAAATACTTTAATACAATTAACTAATTCAGAGATTTATGCTATCAATATAAGTGTTATTTATGATGGAAAACCTCATTTCTTTGAACTTGTATATCCAGTAGGTGCTACTACCTATTATAAACTTTCTGGAAATAATGAGTGGATACCTATGCCTCAGGATATATCTACAATAGAGACATATATTGATGCCCAATTATATAATTTTGATTATAAAGTAGAAATTACAGATAGTGGAGTTACCAAAGAATATTATGGTAATGCTACTTTAAATATAATACCTGCGGAACAATATGGATATACTGTTACTCCATATAATGGATATTATGATTCTTTCCCGCATTCTTTATACATTTATACAGATGCTGATGTTCAATTTAGCTTAGACAATGTTAATTGGACTTCCGTTGCTCCGATTTTTGTTGAACCCGGAACTTATATTGTATATTATAGATTAATTAAAAATAACTATGTTACAGTTATGGACAATGTTAAGATAAACATATTAAGTAATAGTATTACAGATGATTTTGATATTGATTTAAGTAAGAACTTTATTGTGATGAGAAATCAATTACGAAGCAACGTTTATGATAATATATACATAAGTGCCACTACCAACAATCAAATTCTTTTATCAGTAAATAATGAAACAAATATTAATGTATCTAATTTTAATGGTAAATTTCCCAATCCAGCAATTGAATCTGATATTACTACAATAGGAACACTTCAACTATTGCCAGGTTATTATTACTTAATTATAGAATCCTATTTACCTTGGTATTATCAAGGTGTAGAACCCACACAAAGTAATACAGGATTAGATGCTATGTTATTAAATAACTGTTTTCAATATACGATTGAATACACAAATGATAGTAATCCAGATGAAAATAGTAATTGGATAACAATAGGCTCTAATAGAAATTCAACAAATGTGTTTTATGCTTCTAAAATGACGAACATAGATATTGGTGATGATGTTGTAGGAAAGTTGTGGGATTATTCCGACAATTCTGATCCTGAAAATGCTGCTAAACCGTCAATAAAAAGATTAGTTATTAAATTAGATTTAGATTCCGATAGTGTAGGAGATGGTATTAAGACAATAAGAATTAAGTGTACTAATACTGGAACAGAGGGTAGTTATATAGGCTATAATGAAAACATTAGCAATAATAATATAGGTGTTAAAATAATTAATATGCAGGAATATATCACAAATAAGTCAATTAAGGTAGATACAGTTAATACTGCCGGAGGTGTTGTATATCTAAGATTTAAAACTTTAATGCTTCAAAGTAAAGATATTAATTTTGCATTTAATGGTGGTTCTAATTGTGAAATAAGTGGGTACGGTACATTATATTATGATAACATTACCAGTGGTAATAGAAGAGATACTGTTACTAATATATATGATGGTTTTGCCAAAATTAGATTTGTTAATAATCAAACAAATAATAGTTCTGATACTGTCCAATCATTCTATACTAAAGGTCAAGATTTTTATTTAAGAGCTAATCAATTAGCATTACTACAATTTAATACTTATAAGAAATTAACTAATTCTGTAAGTATTGATTCCACATCTAATAGTAAGGTTTATGGCTATATTGAATTAAATACATAAGAGGAGTTTTTTAATTATGAAACTTAGAATTATAGAAAGAAATGATAGTAGAGAACTTATTTCATTGTTCAATAAATTCAAAAAAGAAGGTTTATATCCTATGTGGAATGACCCTTATTGTGAATTCGTTGTACATAAAGATGATAAGGTTTGGAGATACCTCCAAAATGGAAATGGTAAGTTAAAGAAAGAAATTGTAGGAATTATTTAATTGACTTTTAATTCATTTTGTGTTATAATTAGTTTGGAGGATATGTGTGGTATGAATGTAATGTTTGTACTGTATATATCCTCTTTTAACATAAACTAATACAGGGAGATATGATATGAATGTTTAATCAACTTAAAGAAAAAATAAAAACAAAATTATTTGGAAATTCAATTAAAATACCTAATGAACTATTGTATTCTTATTTATTTGTGTATATGGCAAAATATAAATTAGGTCTTGATATTTATTTGTTACAAGCAGATCAAAATACTTATTGTATTATGCCAAATTTCTTAATTTCTTATAAAAATAAAATAATTTCTGTTCCTATAAATGTTAATTATTATGAATTAACAAATGTTTATGGACAAACAAATAAAATACCTCAAAACATTCTTTTGAAATTAAATGATTTTTTAACTTCCAATAGAAACACAATATTAGATTATTATGAAGGAAAACTTAATAGGGTTGAAACTATTACTTTACTTAAATAAAATACACTCATTATATACAAAGTAATTAACAATTAAATATACTACTAATATTGTATATGTGTATTGTTTAGTTTTAACAATACACTTTTGGTCATACTATATGTAAAATTATAAAGGAGTTGTAGATTATTATGACATTAAATGAAGTTGTTATTGGAGCACTTAAAAACTCCGGTTCAAAGTTTAAGATCATTGGAAAGAAAGATAATGTATCTAAATTTATAGTTGAGTGTAACTCCGTTAAAATTCACGGCACTGTCACAAATGAAAAATATAGCTGGCAGATTAAGAAATCAGATGGTACTGTTATAGATGAAAGTGAGTGCAGCATTAAAAATACTGATGATGTTATTAATCGTATTTATGAAAATATAAATACAGGTAACAAGCTAAGTAAATATGTTGATGCTTGTACCGAAGCCCGTAGAAATTATTTAAAACCTGGCTTTATAACAGAAGATGATGAAACTGATGACAGTAAAGAAGATAAGAAACAATTACTTCTATCTGATGAAGATGATATTGCTACTAAGTCTGAAACAGAAGCTTTTGATGTTCAAACAGCATTAGATAATGTAATTCAAAAGTCAGTGGATTTAGCAATGGAAGTTACAGGTATTATTGCGGCACTCCCTGAATCCGACATTGAAAATAAAGAAGAATTAATTGGTTTAGCCGGTAATTTCTATGGCATTGCCGATGATATTGATGATGTTATTGATGATTTATATCCAGAGGAAGACATGGACGAATCCTATAATAGAAATCTCAATAAAAAACGTTCTATAACTGAAAATAAAAAGATTCTAAATAAATTAGCTGAAGTAAATACTATGTTAAGAAATAAACCTGAATATAAGGATATCAGAGAAGCACTTAAACTTATTAAATCGGAACTTGTACTTAAAAAATAATCATTACACAAAGGGTTGAATCTTATGATTATAAGAGAAAAAACAATAAAGTATAGCACGGATGACCTGATTGATAAGGTTGAACTATCGTTACTTAGTGACGAATCTAAAAGCATACTTATTAAATTAATAGAAGATATTTCAATACAATATGAAGAATTGTATCATCAATTAAGTCGTCAGGCATTGACCGTAAACATTTATCGACAATTGAAAGAAATAGACAATTCTTTTGCACAATTAGTATTTAACTGTTTATCCTCAGAAAATACAGAATTATTTTATACTAATAAATTAATTGATAAACAAATTAATTTATTAAATAGTTTTAAATGGAATATACAAAATGTAATATCCGATAATGTATTTGAATATATCGAAAGTGTAATTGATAAATGTAATCAAATATATAAGTTATTTTCTGAAAATTGTATAGGTATTGTATCTAATAATCAAAACATTTATGACAATAATGATTCCATAGATAGTTTAATAAATTATACTCAGCCAAAATCATTTAAATATTTTATAAATTCCGAACTGGAAAATAATGAAGAAATTGATGAAGTTCCGTTAGAAGATAATCAATTAACATTATCCAATAATGAAGATACCAATGTAAGATTAGTTAGTTTAAAGAAATCTGGATTGAAAATTAAACCCATAAAAACTGGACCCCGTGTGAGAATAAAAAGAAGATATTTATTTTAATTAAACATATTGTTATTTCATTTGTAATGGAGGTCACATATGAAATTTAACTTTAATGAATTATCTATTTATCATAATATTAATAATATGACTAATTCAAATAATGATAGCAATGTTCAAGAAACTTCTGACACTAAAGGAACTAATTTAACAGAAGATGAATTAAATAAACTTATTGATATTATTGTAGATAATCAATACCAAGGTATAAATGTTAATACAATAGATAGAGCTTATATACCTAATTATATGTTCATAGCAAATACAGTTATAACAGAAATGAATTTATTTCACACTATGTCAATTGGAATAGGTTCTTTTGAATTTTGTGAAAATCTACAATTCATTGGTAATAAAGATTCAGAATTAATTATTGATTTATCATTTAGTTCTTTTGCTAACTGTTTTTCTTTACATACTGTAGCATTTAAATGTAACAATTTACCTGATAGATGTTTTTACAATTGTGAAAACCTAAGACAAATTATACTTACTTCTAATGTAGATAATATTGGGGTAGAATCTTGTTGTAATTGCACTGAATTGAAACAAGTCGAAACTTCTAATAATATTAAAAGCATTGGTATTAGAGCTTTTCACAATTGTTTATCTCTTAGACAATTTAATTTTAATACTGGACTTGAATTAATAGATACATTAGCCTTTTCACATTGTAATCTTACAAGTATTACTATACCTAAATCCGTTAAATATATAGAAACGGAAGCATTTAGTAATAATATAGGATTGCAAAAAGTTGTATTTGAACATTCTGATATTGATGTAATATATTTAAATGACAATGTGTTTAAAAATTGTCCCAATGTTATTATTTTTACTAATAACAACATAATTAAACAATATGCTACAAAAAATAATATTAAAGTAAAATCTGTTTCTACATAATGTAAATACCAAATATTCATTTAACTTATTGGAGGGAGGTGTATATATGAGCAATATACGAGGTGATGTGAACAATGATAATGTTATCAATAACAAAGATCTTTCCCTATTACAAAAATATTTGAATGGTTGGGATGTCAATATAAATCTCGAAAATGCAGATGTAAACAATGATGGTATAATCAATATGAAAGATTTATCCACATTACAACGTATAATAGCAAATAAGAAATATATTTTTAAGGGCATAAATCTTAAATATAGAATTAAAAAAATTAAAAGTGAAAATTTATCGGCCCAACTTGCTATTAATGAAGATTATGTTATTAATAATAATGTTCTACATACTGTTAATAAAAATTTAATTGGACAGTTTTATGTTCCTTGTGATATAAATAAAACAACACCTACTATTATTGAAGAAAAAGCATTTGATAGTTGTGAAAATTTAAATTATATTAGTATGGAAGATAATATTAATCAAATTGGAGTAGCAGCATTTCGTAAATGTACCAACTTAACTTCAATAAGATTAAGTAGGACTGTCACTGTTTTAATGGCTAACACATTTGAATCTTGTACTTCCTTAATGAATATAGATTCTATGCAAAATATTACACAAATAGGAGATTATTGTTTTTCTTACAATGAATCTTTACAATCTTTATTGTTATCTGACAGTCTTACATATATAGGTACAGCAGCATTTCAACACTGTATTAAACTACAGACATTAACTTTACCAAATACTGTATCATATATTGGTCCTAATGCCTTTACTAATTGTTTTTCTTTAGTTTCTACTAATATTCCATATAATGTAGAAGTAATTGAGAATAATACATTTAAAAATTGTATTAGTCTGGTTGGTGTAGGAATGTCTGAAAATGTTAAGTATATAAGGTCATTTGCATTTTTAAATTGCAAACATCTTAAAACTTTACAAATTCCTACTACATTAATATCTATTGATAGTTTTGCATTTATGGATTGTATCAATCTTAAAAGTGTTAGAATATTAAGTGCAACTACTGAATTAAAGCCAAATTGTTTTAAAAATTGTTACAAACTTACCATTTATTGTTATCGTAATTCTAAAGCTCATATATATGCTATAAACAATAACATTAAATATAAATTTATTAATTAAACTTAAAACACAAATAAAATAAGCTGATAGGAATAATTCGGAAATTGGATTTTTCATAACCTATTAGCTTATAATTTTATGAAAGTTGAGGTTGGAACAATGGTAGAAGAAAATCAAATTGAATGGCAAGAAAAAGTTCTTCAGCTCAGACAACAAGGTTTAACACAATTTGCAATTGCGGACATAACACAACCCACTTATCATCCAAACATATCAATAGTAGCAGAAAGAAGTAGAATAAAGAGATTTTTAGCTTCTCATGATAAAAATAAAAATGGGAATAATAAGAATATGATTGATAGTAAAGAATCTTCAAATAATAATGGAAGTGTTGAATATAAATCCGATGGTAGTATGTCATTTCAAAAAGTGATAGCTATTACTGAAGGTGAATCCATAACTCCAGAAATAGTTATGAAAGCACATAATATCGATCCCAATCTATGGGAAGTTGTTACATTTAAAAATAATTTTTGGCAATCACAAACTAAGGGAGGACAAAAAATATTTTTATACCAAAGTAAGATAACAGTCAAACCTAAACAATTTGCTTTAGATATATATGAAATAAAAAAGCATTTTGAAAGTTTTACTCCTAAATATGTAGAACATAGAAATTATACAAATAATAATGATAATGTTATGATGGAAATAAATATTTGTGACTTACATTTAGGTAAATTGGCATGGAATGGAGATACTGGAGAAGATTATGATTATAAAATAGCAACTAAATCATTCAATAAAGTAATAGAGAATAATATAAGAAAAATTAAAGAATATAAACCAGAAAAAATTTTATTTGTTTGGTGCAATGATTTCTTTAATGCAGACGGTATTACTGAAACAACTACAGGTGGAACTCCACAAAGTTGTGATTTACGCTGGCAAAAACTTTTTATGGTTGGTTGTGATTTATTGGTAAATGCTATTGAAACTTTAGAACAATTTGCACCTGTAGAAAGTTTTTACATAGCAAGTAATCATGCAAGGCAAGCTGAATTTTATGCCTTATGTTATTTAAATGCCTGGTTTAGAAATGATAAAAATGTAAACATAATAACAAATTGTAAAGCCCGTTATTATTATAAGTATGGAATTAATATGATTGGATTTTCACATTCTTATTATGAAAAGAAAACTAATTTAAAACATTTAATGAGTGTGGAAGAACCAAAAATGTGGGCTGCTACTAAATATAGAGAATTTCATTTTGGACACTATCATAAAGAAATGGTAGATGAAGAAGGTGGAGTTATTATGCGTTGGCTTCCGGCTATGACTGGAACAGATAATTATCATTATGAATCAGGTTATTTAGGTGCTCTAAAACGTTCATTCAGTTTTGTTTGGCACAAAGATAAAGGATTAATTGATATTGTAATTACAAGTAAATTTTAATAATTAAAAAATGGGGAAGTGATTATATGTATATATATGAAGATGAAGAAGTAATCAATGTAAAAGCTGAATTAAAAACCATAGCAGAAAAGTTAGGTTATTCATATATAGAAAAAAATCCAATATTCAATAGTAATAACATTCATAAAGGTGTTATACAAGTAGGTCAAGTTAAAATTAATATAACTTATAAAGACTATATTCAAGATATAGATGTTGTAATGGATAAAGATAAAATAAACTGTACTGATGGAGTAAAAGATATTACAGATTTAAGTGTAGAATTACAAACTGCCAGTATGGTTATTAAATCCATACAGGATAGTGATATAATGGACTAATTTGTTATTGCCTTAGTAATTTCTATATTTAATAATTAGTTTACATTTAGTATTAATTTTCTTAACACATTTTGATAAGGACTGTGTTATAATGTAATTACAGTAAAACACAAACAACAATGTAAACTAAGTTTAAGTAGGAGGAATTAATTATGGCAAAGAAGAATGTTACAGTAGCAGTAGAGGATATGGTTACAGTTAGGGGGACAGTCAAGCTTGTTAATGAGTATCAGGAACTGGTTATGCTTCAGAAGCAGCTGGAGACCAGAACCAAGGAGCTCAAGAAGCAGATTATGACTAAGATGGCAGAGCAGGGTGTTACTGAATGTAAGGCCGGTAACTACAAGGTAGTTATTGGGGAGAGACACAATTCGGGTACAATTGATAAGACCAAGCTTGAAGTGGAGTATCCGGAAGCCTATAAGAAGTGTTACAAGGCGCCTGAAAATGAATTCTATCAGACATTTTCTGTAAAGGCTTTTACTAAGGGAAAGACAGAATCTACTACTAAGATGTGGGCAGATATTATGGCAGAAATCAATGGAATCAATGCTCAGGTAGTAATGGATTAATTAATTACAATTTTATGTGTGGGTAGACTTATTAAGTTTGCCCACACATAAAATTTAAACTATATTTATACAAAAGGATTTTTATTATGTTTATTCAAGAAGTTGTTACATTGAATGAATCTATAAATTGTCCATATCAAGGTATTTTTTGGTATATAGATGATAAATTAATTTGTTTTATGGATAAAGTAAATATAAAAGATTTTCATGACACTAATTTACTTCATATAAATGTTTGGAAACAAATTAAAAATCAATATAAAATAAATGGTAAATTTTTACCATATAACTATTATCCTCGGGGTAGAGTTATGGTTTTACCGATATATGAAAATGGTAAATTTAGTTTCTATGATTGTACTGTTTATCTTGATAAATGTATAGATAATGATAAAGTAAGAGATTTTATAGAAGATAGATTTAATCTTTATTTAAGTAATTGCATGATTACCTATGAAGGTCAATTAGGTTTAGACGGTAGTTATTATACTTGTCATAATTGTAAATAGAAGAAATTAAAAATATTAAAGAGGAAAATTAAAGATGAAGAAAAGAAACATTGTACAGGGAATACTTAATATAATTCTTATTGTTTTTCTGATTGTTACTTTTGTTTTTGCAATCATTAGAATTGACCATAAGATAGATGAAGAATCAAAAAATAAACTAACTTTGGATAGTGAAAATAAAATAGTTTCCAATACAAATTCCTATCATGAAGTTTCATACAATAATACAATTAATGGTGCTAATGAAACAAAAGTACAAGAAACTTTTGACAACAATACTATTAAAAATAGTGTACCTACATATAATGAAAAACCGTTCCGTGCGATTACAATAGATTATTTTCCTTCATATAAGGATTTGTTTATGATGTGTGTGGTAGTAAGTAGTGAGACTGGCTATTGTGATGAGAAGGTTCAAAAAGCCGTGGCGCACACTATTATAAATAGAGTTAATAGTGATAAGTTTCCTAATACAATTGAAGAAGTAGTTACACAAAGAAATCAATACACAGCTATACATTCCTATTTTGATGGTAACTATCGTAAATATCTTGAACCTCATAGTGAATTGTGGAATAAGAGTTGGAACATTTGTTGGGAAGCACTTAATGAACCTGATTTTATTGGAGGGGCTGTTGCTTACTATAATCCTTATCAAAAAGGCGTAAATCCTTGGTTTGAACAATTTACACTTACATATGAAGATGAATTTGGAAGGTTTTTTATTGTTTAAATAAATATAGGTGAGTCTAATGCTTACATTAAATCAATTAGAACTATTTTTTGCACAACTAAATGAAGATTTATTTGAATTCAATAATTGTAAAGAGGAAATAGCTATATCATATATTGCTGATTGGAATGGAAATCCTATAGCTCGTTTATACCTAACGGATATGGAACAAATAGACTATGGTATAGTAATTAAATTTACTTAATATATTAAAATATATTATTTTGTATAAACTTACTAATTAAACGATTTTTATTGTAATTAATTTCATGAATTTTGTATATTGACTTTTTGTTAAAATTATGTTAATATATAGTTGTAATGAAACATATAAAATTATAGTGTTTTATTAGCTCATACAGAAAGGACATAAATTTATGAAATTGAGTGAATATGCAAAACGTAATTCTATTTCTTATCAAACTGCATGGTTACATTATAAACAAGGACTTATACCTAATGCAAGACAATTACCTACTGGAACTGTTGTTGTAGATGAATTTACAAATACTAATAAAGAGGAATATACCATTGTATATGCCCGTGTAAGTTCATCTGAAAACAAGAGTAATTTAGAAACGCAAGCTGAAAGATTAGTTCAATTTTGTGAAGCTAATGGTTGGAGAGTAAATGAAGTAGTTAAAGAATGTGCAAGTGGATTAAATGATGAACGTCCAAAGTTGTGTAAAATATTAAAAGATAGGAAAGCAACTCGACTTGTTGTGGAACATAAAGATAGACTTACACGGTTTGGGTTTAACTATATTAAAACATTGTTCGACACTTGTGATATCGTAATTGTTAATGAATGTGAAGATAATCAGGATTTATTTGAAGATTTTGTTTCATTAGTAACAAGTTTTTGTGCAAGAATTTATGGTAAACGTAGAACCAAACGTAAAACAGAACAGATTATTCAGGCACTTGAAAAGGAAGATGATTCCAATGATTCTTGTTGAAAAACATCAATATACTAAAAATTCTAAACATTATAAAGAACTGGATCATCTATGTTTCTTAGCCAAAAATCTTTATAATAGTGCTTTGTATCAAGTCCGACAGTATTTCTTTAACACTAAAAAATATCTTAATTATTCTCAACTAAATAAGCAATCTAATGAATTATTTGCCAAAGATTATCAAGCATTGCCTATAAAAGTATCTCAACAAGTAGAAAAATTAGTAGATGCTAATTTTAAATCTTTCTTTAAACTACTAAAAAAGAAACAAAAGGGTGATTATAATAAGCCTGTTCATTTACCACAGTATTTAGATAAAGTAAATGGTAGACAGATATTGACATATACTAATCAAGCTATATCATACAATAATAGAAACGTACCTAAAGGATATATTAAATTATCTGGTACAACATTTCTTATTAAAACTAATGTAGAAAAAATTAAGTTTGTAAGAATTGTACCAAAAACTAATTATATTGTTATTGAAATAGGTTATGAAAAAGCAGAAAAACAATTAGTTCAAAACAATAATTATGCTTCTATTGATATAGGTGTCAATAATTTAGCTACTATAACTTCTAATGTTTTTAAACCATTAATAATAAACGGCAAACCCATAAAATCTATTAATCAATATTATAATAAAATTATTTCACATCTATCATCTAAGAATAAAAATAAATGGTCTAATAGAATGTATTCAATTACAAGAAAACGTAATAATAAAATAGAAGATTATATGCACAAATCTTCAACTCATATTGTGAATCATTTAGTTTCTAATAATGTCGGTACATTAATTATCGGACATAATAAAAATTGGAAACAAGACACAAATATGAGAAAAGATGATAAGCAAACATTCATTCAAATTCCGTTTAATAAATTCATTCAAATGCTTGAATATAAGTGTCAACTTAAAGGTATTCAAATAATTTTACAAGAGGAATCATATACATCTAAATGTAATTTTCTACAACAAGATTATATACCTATTTTTGGTACCGATGATAATTTATTTAATCCTACAGGCAAAAGAATTAAACGAGGTTTATATAAATCAAATTGTGGCAAAGTAATAAATGCAGATGTAAATGGTTCTTTAAATATTTTACGAAAATACCTAACAGAACAAGAAGCGTGGAATGAAACTATATTTTCAAACTGCGTAGAGGTGTGTAGTACGCCATCAGTTTTTACTGTTAAAACTTAAATTATTTATATTTTATTATATTTTAAGTAACTATTGTTTTACATTGTATTTATATCAGAAAATATTTTCAAACTATAGTCAAAAAAGGTGATGCTATTGCTGGATGGAGTAAAGAAAATAAAAAAGAACAAGGTATTTACATTCCAATTAAAATTTATGTAGATAGGCATAATCCAATCATTAATTATTTTATTTTGAGAATTGAGTCTATTTATAATGGACAACAAATAGAAACAGCCTTGAAAATAAAGGGAAATAATGATATTTTAGATGATTATGATTATACTGATATACATATAGATACTGATATAATAAATGACTTACATAATTATCCAACAATAATTTCTGAAATAGAAAGTAAAACTGTAAATTCTTTATTATATCAAGCTCTTACATTATTGCTAATTCGTATTAAAAATATTTTATGTGAATTAGATATGAATGAAGAAACATAAAAAATTAAGCCACAATGATTTTATCTTATTTATTTAAGATAAACCATTGTATGGCTTTATTTTGGTTTTAACCGAAATATATTGAAAGGAGTAAATTTATTATGAGAAAAACAACAATTGAAAAAACAAATATAGATATACCTACTTTTAATATTGCATTAAGAACAGAAAAACAAAGTAGTGGAAAAGAAGTAATTACACAATCTATAAATTCTTTAATTTCTGAAATAACAAATTATTTAAATATAATTATAAATGAGAAATCTATGAGTTCAGATGTTAAACGTTTAGGCATTATTAATATTATATCTAATTTATATTTTACAAATTATGGAACTATAGATGTATTCAAAACTGAAAACTATGAATTGTATTGTGTATTATATAACTATAAAAATAAAGAATCAAATAAAATAGTATTGCCTAATTATACTAACACAACTAAATCTTATATATGGAATTTTACTCATAATTCAGATAACTTAGGTATAACAGATTTAGAGCTGTATAAAGTTGTAAAAAATAGCTTCTACACTTAATTAAATATACCAATTTTTAATATTAACATAATTAATAATAACACTACTAATATTGTATATGTAATTTATTTTTATATATACAATAGGTGAATTATGACTTATTAAGTTTATTAGGTGATTGTATGATTGTTAAAGAAAAATTTTTATGTGAAGTTATTGCTGATGTTAAAAAATATTATCCAAATATTGATGATGATACATTTATGGAGTTGATCACTCTTGACCCTACATATACAGGTAAGGACTCTGTTGGCAAGTACGGTAAATGGCTTTTGAATTTATATAATAAGGGTAAGATTTCTGAAAACGATTTTGATGAAATTCCGGATTTATTAAATCAGTTCACTATTTATCGAAATAGGGTGCAGAATAAAGATTTAAATGCATATAAATCTCTTGATGACCTTGCAGAAATTTTAGCTTCTGTTATTGATGATGATTCAATGTTGACACCCAGACAGAAAGTTAGGTTTCTTAAAAACGTCAAATCTGGTAAAATTCAACTTGACGCTTCTGATGATTTTGATGTAGTTCTTGACACCCCCAATTTTATCGTTTACGTTCCGAACACTCACGAAGCTTCGATGAAACTTGGTAAGGGTACAGAGTGGTGTACCTCCCATGAAAATCCGGAGTCATATAATGATTACACGGAAAACGGACACAAACTTTACATTGTCAAAGATAAGAAAACAGAAAAACGTTGGCAGTATTCTGACAAAACTGGAGATTTTCTTAATCAAAAAGATAAAAGATTTGATGTTTCAAGACTTATGAAACAGGATAAGCAATTATCTAAATTTTTTGCAAAATTTTTAGGAGTTGATTATGCAAGTTTTGATGGAACTTGGGTTTATGACGGAAAAGAAATTCCAAAAAATTTAAACAGATGCGTTAAAAACATTATAGTTGTCAACGGTGTTACAAGCATAGGTGATTGTGCCTTCGAACATTATTCCAGTCTGAAAAGCATAACTATTGGGAACAGCGTTACAAGAATAGGGGCGAGAGCATTTGGGAGATGTTCCAGCCTTAAAAGCATTACTATTCCGAACAGTGTTACAAGCATCGGTGACTCTGCATTTTACTACTGTTCCAGCCTTAAAAGCATTACTATTCCGAACAGTGTTACAAGCATAGGCTGGGATGCATTTTATAGATGTTCCAGACTTACAGGCATAACAATCCCGGATAGCGTTACAAGCATAGGCAGGGGTGCATTCAATGGTTGTTCTAACCTTACCGTTTATACCGACAATGATTATGTCATTGACTATTGTGAAGAAGAGAGTATTCCTGTAAAACCTTTGTCAGAAAGACCGAAAAACGAATCTTATAGAAAACAAAATAAATTAAAATTAAGAATAAGAGAAACTTATAATGGCATTGAAAATGAATATAAACCAAATGAAGAAAAAAACTATAATTTTGGTTCTAAAATAAAAATTAATATGTATGGTCAAAGGTTTAAACGTATAGCTGATATAGTTTATCAACTTACAGATGTACTTGATTTTGATTTATATGAAGCTGTTTTTGATGATGCTTTAGGTAGAGATTATGTTTGGTGGGAAGAAGAACCACCAAGTTATGATGAAATACCTTACATATATGAAGGCGATTTACAAGATATTGTTTGTGATTATGCAAATGTTGATATTACTAAAATACATTAAAGAAAGGAAATGATTTATATGGCAGTTAATGGAATTTCTGCTAAAACTGATTATGATTTATTTAATGACGAAGATTTTATAATTGATGGTAAAGTAGAACCTAAGTATTATAGAGAGGTTCCTGCAAAAAAGGTAAATAAGGCATTTAATCTTGTTAAGAGCGAACCTACTAAACAAATTAAAAAAGAGTCAAGAATAAATAGACGCAGAAAAAATAGAAGATTAAACAAAGAATCCGTAATGACACCAATTCCTTCATATAGAAGAGATATTACAAGAAGAGAATATCCAGATACAGCAACAGGTAATGCTAATGTATTAGTTAATGAAATAGCTAAACTTCTTGATAAACATATAGATAATTATGATGTTGATTTTGAAGTTAAAATTAAATGTGATGAAGATGAAACTAAATGGATAACAGTTAATTATGATGTAATTAAAGTGTTAGCCGACATTATTAAGGATTATATTGACTGATTATATTTTAAGAAAGGATTTGATTTTTTATGTTAGATTTTTTAGATAAGTATATGCAAGATTGTTATATTACAATTAATGACAAATGGGAAGAATATATGCAGGAAGATGAAGATGGCAGTATAGATTCTACCGGAAATGAATGGAATACTAAACTTAACTATAAAGAACTCATTAATGTTGATACAAATATTAAAGATGTAAAAAACTGGATTATTAGTTGTATTAAAGAGGACCTTCCTTATGAAATGCGAAATGAATTTGAACGTAGTTATGATATTATTGATAATCGTATTATTACATCTTATCCTTGTGATGAAGACGGTTATTATACAGAGAATGATAATGGACTGTATCTTGATGTAGAATATTTCATATACATTAATGGTTTTTCTATTGAAGAAGAAGATTTAGTAGAAATTATGGATTCTTAATAGGTGATAATTATGATGATTAAAGAACGATATGATGACGAAGAATATTTCGATAATGAGGATTATTCTGTTTCAGTAAGTCTTGGAGAAGCTATTGAATGATATTATGTCTTTGCTGATAGTGCAGATGAAGCAGAAATGGAAGCCGTAGATTTAGCTTTTGATGATTTATCTGTACTCTATATAGATGACGAAGGCACTAATTATTATGTAGAACTTCTTTTAGCTGAACAGACAACTGGTATAGGATATACTGTAAATGCCTTTAATGAAGCTGATGCCGAAGAAAAAGCTAAACAAATGGCGGCGGATGATTTTGATACACAAATAAATTATTGAGTGGTGAATGAAGTATGATTATTAAAGAATATGGTTTTATAGATGACATAACAAGTCCCTCTATAGATAATGAATTTTTAAAAAAGTATAATACTTTACCTAAGTTATTTACTAAATTCTTTACTATAGAAGAAGTATATAAAGCATCTAATGATATGTATGATGGGGAAAACATATCCAGAACTGCCACAGATGAAATGATTAATTTACTTTATACCTCCATATTTAACTATTCCAAATTTGATACAGTAATCAAATCTTTAGGTTTTGATGGACCTGATGATACTAATATTATATCTTGTGTTAAAGATACTTTTTTTGATGAATTAATTATAAGGGGTAAATTTCAATTCTGTGTATATTCTGAACCAGGGAATAATATAAGTGAAAAGAAAAAAGATAAAAATTTTAATAAGCTGTTAGATAATTTGGACCAATATACATATTCAGATAGTAAGATAGGAACATTCACTATTAAAGATATATATCAAACCGAAGATACTTATGGTATTAGTATGAATGCTATTCAAAACACAGACGATACTAAATTTCTTGCAGCTAAATACGAATTTAGCCATATTATGAAAGACTTATTCAAAAACTATACACATAATGGTTTAAAAGAATTTTATGCCCACAGTTTTGAACAAAGGTAAATAAAATTTATGTTATATATTGGCTCAAATGTTTTGGAAGAAAATTATCTATCACTTTAGATATTTTAAAGAAAGCTTTTCGTGCATTGGAAAGAAATGGTATTAAGTTTGAGTAAGGAGTTGATATAGTTGAAGTTAAGAATAAGAGAAAACGAAAAACAGGATATTCGTCAAGAATTTACTTCTGAATATGACGCTTCAAAATATCAAAGAAAACTTATAGCACAGGGTATTACAGCGTGGATTTATCCACATTACAATTCAAAAACACAACAATCAACTTTTGTTGTAGATTATTACAGAGGGTTAAGTGAGAAAAATACGATTATTAAAAACTTCGATAAAAGTCTTAGAGAATATTATGACGAAGAGGAATTACAAAAAGAAATAGATAATTTTTATCAGTATTTATCCGACAATTTTGAATATGGTTTAGTGTATAGAAACAGACCTTATATTTCATATACAGATGATTTTTGGATTAAACATTATAGAACAATTGCACCTAAAGATTTTGAAAAATATATGACTGGAATTTGTTGTGATTGTGTTGCTTATGAAGATTATTACTTTAGAACCCATTTTCCCGAAATAAAATATAATCTTTATTATTTTGAATGTTGTAATGAGGAAGAAGATATTAGACCTGCCCATACTTGGTTAGCCTATACACTAAATAATAAATGGTATATATTTGAAGTTTCTTGGAATTCACATAGGGGTATTTACGAATTTGATACAGAAAAGGAGATGTATGAATATTATATCAAAGAACTTATAAAAGATAGTATGGAACAATATGAATGTGAATTGCCCCTCTGGAAATTATTGAAATTTAAACAATGGAATGATTACAATATGACTTGTTGGGAATATATGGATAGATTTTGTAATGGCCGTGACTATGAAATCAAATTAATTCAAGATGAGGGCAATTATTATGAATGTAGATTTAATGAATCCTTAAAGTAAAAAGTTATATCTATAATAATTCAAAAAATTATTAATAATTGAATTGATGTAAACTCAAATTCAACATATTTTGTTGTAGATTATTATAAAGGATTAGGTGAGAAAATATGATTATTAAAGAAACTTGGTTAGATGATGAAGATTATTTAGATGCTGGTGATATAGTATATGAGGGTAAAGCCTATTACAATAAAAGATATAGTGGTTTAGCACATTCGGGACAATTTTCTAATGCGTCTGATATGTACGATTGGGTATGGCAAATGTGTCAAGATGGTTATTATGTAACTGTTTATGATTATGAAGATAGTGAATATTCATATTATAGATGGCCAGATAATGCTAAATATATAGATTTATCTTCTGTTGAAGAATTAGAAACAGATGAACGGGGTAATTTCTTATATATTGATGATATTGATTTATATAAAGAATTTACAAATCCAAAAGTTTCGAGTAAATGTATGTGTATCACAGAGGCCACAGAATCATTACCTGAAAGGTTGGAACTTTGGCTACAAGATTTTGCCCAAACTTATGGTGACATTGATTATACTGATATTTCTAATTTAAGTCGTTTTTGGAGTTCACTGAATGGAGATAGTCGTAGAGAAATTAAAAAATTAATAACTAATATTAGACATGCTTGTAACGAAACTGGAATGGATGCCTATGAACTTGCTTATACATATCCGTAAGATAAAATAACCTGTGACAAACTTGTTAAAGTTATTAAAGAAATTACTGATGAATCAATAAATAATTAATTATAGGAAAGGAAATAAGTTTTTGTGTTAATTAAAGAAAATCTTGTCTATCCCTATGAAGGTTATTTCTGGATAATAAATGATAAGATAATTGGAATAACAAGTGAAGTTCCACATTATAATTATGATTTTGCCCTTAATGGCAAAACACATCAAAATAGTTGGAAGAATTTTAGTAAAGATTATTTAGTTGATGGAAAAGAAGTTGATTGGGATTATTTTCCAAGAGGAAGAATAATGATTGACCCTAATTATGATATTGTAACTAATAAATTTACTGATTATTCTTGTATGGTTTTTCTTGATAAATGTATAAATAATCAACATTGTAAAGATTTAATAATTGATTATTATAATCTGGATTTACCCACAATTCATAATATAAGTTGGACTATGTTAGGTGAACGAGCTGGTATTGATCATTATACTTGTCATAATTGTAGAAAATAAATACTTAAACAATTAACATCTCTATTAATTCGGATATTAATGATTTCTTAAAAAACAGATATTAATGACTTCTTAAACAACACATAGCTTTAATACTTTATTTATATAATAATAATATATATTTAATATTTATATGTTATAATCTAATTAAGAGAAATATATAGATTATTTTTGTAAGTAAAGGAGTTGTTTATATGAAATATGGAATAGATTCAATTTATGGTTATGGAGAAATAAATCCAAAATTATTGAAGAAAAATCCAACACTAAATTCCATAGAACACCAATTTAAAACAGTAGCACATATAGCTGGTGGGGAAGAATTACCTAAAATGGAATTTGAAACTATTGAAGAAGCCCTTAATATCTTGACAACTAAATATATTAATGATGTATATAAGACTGGAACAGGTAAAGACACTGAAACCAAAATTTATTATATTATAAGTGATAATCACGATATTATAGCTATTTTGAACTATGATAAGGTTGTATATATGAATAAGGAGACTATTGTATGAAATTCAAATATAATTAATATAGTAAAATATATTAATTTATATTAAATTAATTTGTGTTTATAAGAATTTTAAACTCCACTAACTAAAGTCTGAATCATTTAGTAAATTACTTTACAAGACAGATTTTAATGTAAAATTTATACAATAAACACAAAAGTAGCACAAGAAAACATATAAAATATGTGAATATTGTGTAGAGGTGTGTAGTACGCCATTATGAAATTTATTTTAAATTTTGTATAAAATGTAGATATTTTATTATATTTTACATAACTATATGATAAAGTTCGTAAGAAATTACAGGACTTTAAAAATAAACATTAAATAATTTTATTTTAGAAAGGATTTTGCTTTATGATAAGAATTAAGGAATCTATTACCAATAGAGATGAAATTATAAAAACAATATTTGCTAAAGAAGTTCTATATAAGAGTACAACTGAAAATGTTATCGTGCGTAATGCTTTATTCAGTTGTTCTACTGATACTGATTGGGATAAAGTTTATTATATGAGAATTAGTTAAAATGTATAAATAATTGTTATAATAAATTCATTATTTATAATAGTTTACAAATTTTTAAAAAATCTCTTGACATTTAGTATATTATATGTTATATTATAATTGTAATAAAATTTAATGCTTTATAATATAGTTGGAGGTTATGATATGAAGTCAAAGGATACATTAAAAATATTGGGAGTAACTCGTGCTACATTATGTAAATATGTAAAGGAAGGTACTATAAAAGTTAATAAGAAAAAGAATGGGTATTATGATTATGATGAAGATTCTGTATATGCTTTTATAGGTCAGAAAAGAAATAAACATAATGTAAAAATCATTTCATATTCCAGGGTATCCACACAAAACCAAAAAAGTCAGTTAAAAGAACAAACTCAAAGAATATATAATTCTTGTACAAATAGGGGTCTTATTATTGATGAGCAGATTGAAGATATTAAATCTGGAATGTCTTTTGATAGACCTGGATTTGATAAACTTTGTCAAGAAGTTATTAAAGGAAATGTTCATTTAGTTGTTATTGAAAATAAAGATAGACTTGTTCGATTTGGGTTTGAAATGTTTGAAAAGTTTTTTAAATATTTTGGCACCTCTATTTTAGTTTTAAATAATGATGAATTTAATAAGACTTATGAACAAGAACTTACTGAAGATTTACTATCAATTATTCATTATTTCTCAATGAAGTCTTATTCACATAGGGGCAAATTAAATAAGTTAAGAAAAGAGCTGGAATTAAGTGAAAAGGAAGATAAGCAATCCACTAACACTTAAAATAAAATATACTTGTGCTGATTCTGATGTTTCTACTATTGCTATGATAATAGAAGCCTATAATCCTGTTATTAGATTTACCTACAATAGAGTGGAAGAAAAATCTAATATTAACACTAAAGAATTATCAGAACTGCAATCAAAATTAAATAATATAAACCCTATCATTGGGTCACATTTGTTTAATTCCGCACAATATCAAGCCAAAGCTATGTATAAATCCAGAAAAGCCACTGGTACAAATAAACCTTTAATCTTTGGTGGACGTAAAAATTTTGTACGTTTATGTCAACACAAGATAACTAAGGAAGAGTGGTTAGAAAAGAGATTACTTCCTTTACATTCCGTAGGTGAAGCTAACCAAAAAGGTAATAGGTTATTTAGAATACTTGATACTCATACAGTATTATTTAAACCTAATAAGGATATACATATTAATCTTGATTTACAATCCGTAGGTAAAAATAATACAAGAAAATTAAAAAGATTGATAGAATTACAAAATCAAAAAGCAATTTCTTTAACTTATCAGCTTGACAAGGAATATGTATATATTACTTATGATAATTCCATTTTCGAGCAATATAACTATGCTTTAAAATCTAATAGAGTTATGGCTATTGACCTTAATCCTAACTATATTGGTTGGTCTGTTATGGATTGGCAGGATAATTACAATTACACTCTCGTAGATAGCGGAATGTTTTCTTTGAAGCTTTTAAATGATTACAGAGATTCTTTGCATATTAAAAGTTCAGATAAATTATCTATTTATGTAACAAATAAACGTAATCATGAAATAATAGACATAGCTAAACAATTATTTAATCTTTGTCAGCATTATCATTGTGAAACATTTGCCATTGAAGATTTATCTATAAATTCTGTAACTAAGGAAACATTTGAAGATAGAAACAGAAGAAAACTTATAAATAATCATTGGAATAGAAATTTATTAATTCAACAAATAACAAAACATATTAAATCTTCTCCTACCACTTTAGTAGAAGTTAAACCGGAATATTCATCCATTATAGGTAATTTAGTTAATCGTAGGTTAGGATTACCTGATCCTGTCTTAGCAAGTATTGAAATAGGTAGACGGGGATTTGAATATAGTACACAATATATTTTTAAAAGACGACCAGTTCAAAAAACTGTCATTTTCCCTTTATTGGAAGCAGTAATACAGGCGATATCCTTATCATTGGAAGAATTAGGTATCAACGTTCCTGAACAGAATAAGTGGGAAGATGTATTTAAGTTGGTCAAGAACCCTGAAGTGAAATATAGGGTTCCTTTATCTAAATCTCAATTAGATAGTCCTTGTAGCAAAATCTATAAACAAAAGTATTTAACAGTATATAACTTTTAAATAGCTTTTAATGGATTTTGTATTTTACATAATGCTAAAATGGATGCCAGAACTTAAACTTAAATATCCTGAAAATGTAGAGGATTTAGATAATTCTTATATGTAAAAAAAAATTATTAAAAAAATTAGGGAGTTGTTATTATGAAAATAAAAATTACTGAACATAATATACCTTATGAAAGTAAAAGAGATAGTAAATGTCCTTATTGGTATATTTTTAAACACGGTATTGGTCCAGGCGCAGTTCCAGATGATGTAAAAATCGGTAAAGTCAAAGATTTAGATAATTATTATTGCATTGTTTGGATTGATCGTCCATTGTCTGATGAAGAATTAAAATATTATGACATTTATCCTGAAACTATGAATAATAGTATTCTTAAAAATAGATTAGGGTATAGTGAAGAAGAAATAGATGCTATTACAGAAAGACCTTCAATTAAACCTTATAAAGCTAATAATATAATAAGTCTGTTTGATGAAAATAAGAATACAATGTTTAAAGAAGGAAATGATACAGTTTATACTATAATCAAAAAAGATTGGAGTAAAAAACGTAATACTGAATTTTCTGGTACACTTTCTGAACTTATTCAAAAATTCAGTTACACACTTGAAACTGGAAAATCTTGGCAAAATGAAAAAGGTAATAAGAAAATAAATACAGCACCTAAAAATATTAAATCTTTCATAACCAATTTAAATAATGCTGTAAATAATAGTGCTTTAAATGGAAGTTCTAACATAAGTTATGAATTGAAAGAAGAAACTATAAATGAAAATACAGCAATTCGTCATCATATAGATAATGGATATTCTATTGCCAGAGTTGATACTAATCCTATAAGAATAAATGATTTAACTTTAACTATAGATAAAGATATTTATGAAATGGAAGATAGTTTCTGGTTTGATGAAGAAGATAATGATAATACTGGCTGGGGAGGTGTAGAATTTTTTGGAACTGCCAGATTAACTGATGATTTCGATAATTATGTAGATTTTAAATGGTGGTTCAATGTAAGTCTTGTTGGTGATGAATATGATGAAAATAAGATTTATATCGAAATAGATAATAGTTTAATAGCGTCTGATTTATTTACTTATGAGGTAGAAGTTGAAAATGGATTAGATGAAGATGCAATCTATGATAATGATTATGACATAGGAGAAGCTATTTATACTATTATTGAAAACAATTGTGATTTATTTGGATATAGCAAATATTAATTAAATATTAAATTTGGACCTACAAAGTAAAAAACTATTTATATTGTAAAATATAAATAGTTTTTGCTAAATTATTACAATTATAGAAAGTGAGTTTGATTTATTATGGTAAAGAAATTAAGGATTAGAGAATCCTATTTAAATGAAAATGTTATTACAGATTTAAGAAAAATACTCAAAGATTTAGCTCCTTATTATAGAAAATTAGCTGATGATTGGTTTAGAAATTCTAATGTGAACATTGAGGATTGTAGCTTAGTTAATATACCTAAACCAAAAGGTCCTACTATAGCTAAAAAATCTGAATGGCCTATTATAGCTATGGATGAAGATGGAGCCGTATATTGGTTTGGTAATGATGACTATAAACAAATAAGAACAAACTATCCTTATGATGTAAAACAAAATAAGGCATTTGCTAATGCTGTTGAATTTTGGCAAGTAGTTCCTAATGATGCAGATACTTATAAATCACGTTCAGAAATACAAGATACAAAAACACCTGGCAAATTTGTAGACATAAACAAGTTTGACGGGAGCACAAGAAGACGTGGATATAGACCTGGTGTTTATGATAAACCCACAAGTGGTACTCGTTTTATGTCTGTAGAAGAAATGGATTTATATGACCCTACTGTTAATAGACGTAAATATGAAGATATATTAGCAAATATGGGTCAGGATAGATATATTAAGATTTATGATGATTTGTGTGATGGACTTATTGCTCTTAATGAACGTATTCATTCTATTGATTTAAATAACATGATTAAATTCGATACATATAGTTCAAAACAAACAGATTATCGTACACAGGTTGGTCATTATAATGCGGCCCTTAATTTGTATTGGCAGACTGTAGAAGCTTTTGAATCTCTACATCGTGATATTAAACAGTTAGGACGTTATGGTGAAAGTGATGCCTGGGAATATCGTGAAATTAAAGATGATATAAATGTTATAAAACGCAGATTAGCAGAAGTTAATAAAGAACTTGATAAAATATAATAATTCAATTTTGTTATAAACAGTTATCCCTTCCTGTGTTATAACCACATAGCATTTATCCATACTTTATTAATATATTTATATTATACTAACTATACAACCTAAAAACAACATAATTACTAACCTTTACAATTAAATAAATAATATAACTACTAATATTACATATATAAGTTTATTTTAACTTGTATATGTAATATTTTTTATTTTGGAGGAATTATCATGACAGCTAAAAATTATTACAATTTAATTTGTTCCAATAGAGCTAAAATGCAAATGATAGCACAAATTATGAATGAATATCTAACTAATGGAGAAGAAATAGATAAAATTTTAGAAAATAGAGATATGGAACCTACAGAAGATCAGGTAGAAGAAGAAACATACAGACAAAAGAATTTAGATAAGATAATTGAGTTAATGTAAAAAAAATAAACTTGATTGAAGCTTAATTACTTCTTTGGAGGCGAATTAATTAACTATGCAACTAACAAAAGAAAATATATTAAATATAGATAAAAGTAAATTTAAAGAACTAACGCCCAATGAACAACAAGCTGTTATTCAAATATTACAAGAATTTAGGGATAATGACGGATTTTCACAAACATTAGATGATATGTGGAAAGCTGATTATAATGAAATTCCTGTTGACATAATGACATTTATTTGTGACGACACTTATTTAGGAAAATCTACTCGTGAGGGAACTTCTATATATCCATTCTGGAAACAAAAATATGAAGAAATATTTGATACTAATAAAGAATATTTGGAAATTGTTTTGACTGGTGCTATTGGTATTGGTAAAACAAGAACTGTTGTTGTTTGTCTATGCTATTTACTTTATTTAATTATGTGTTTAAAAAATCCACATGAATTTTTTAAGTTCAATGAAGGTGATGAAATTACTATTGCATTTTGTAATATTACATTGGACTTGGCAGAAGGTGTGGCATTTGAAACAATGCACAATTATCTAATTAATAGTCCTTGGTTCATGGAAAGAGGTATTGTTACTGGTAAGAAAAAGTTAAGGTACAATCCTCCAAATCACATCACATTAAGTTTCGGTTCAAATGCTGGACATTTTTTAGGTAAACAGATATATGCTGCTTTAATGGATGAGGTGGATTTTACTCGTTCTGCAATTAAAGGTGTTGATGTGTTGAATGCTCAAAAAGGAATTATGAATACATATACACAAATTAAAGAAAGAATTAATTCCCGTTTCATTGTAGATGGAAAACAATATGGAAGAATGTTTTTAGTTTCATCTAAGAAATCTGAACATGATTTTCTTGAATCTTATATTCGTAAAATGCTACAAGAACCGGAACAGGCTAAAAAGATGTTAGTTGTAGATGAACCCCAGTGGATAGTAAAGCCTTCAGATACTTATTCGGGTAGGACATTCAAAGTTGCTGTAGGTAATAAAATGTTATCTTCTTATATAATTCCTAATGATAGTTATGATGAAGATAATTTAAATAGTATATTAGTTCAAGGTTATACTATTATTGATATTCCTGTAGAATTAAAACAGAGTTTTGTTTTAGATATTAATACGGCTTTAATGAATTTAGCTGGTATATCTGTAATTGGTTCTACAAGTTATTTTAATTATACTTTATTTAAACGTTGTTATTTATCAAATGTTAAAAAACCTTTTCCTTTAGAAATATTAGAAATTGGATTGCATGATGATAAACAAATATTACAATTTTTTGATATAGATGCTATTCCAGATGAATTAAAAGCACAGCCTCAATTTATTCATTTAGATACATCATTAAGTGGAGATATTACTGGAATAACAGACACAGCACTTACAGGTAAAAAGAAACAAAAACAATATTTAGGTGCAGAAGAAATTGAAACCACAGAACGCTGTTATCGTCATTTATTTAGTATAGGTATTAAAGCTCCTAAAGGTGATGAAATTTCTCTTGAAAAAACAAGACAATTTATATATGCTTTAAAACGTTTAGGATTTAACATTAAAAGAGTATCTATAGATGGTTTCCAATCTGCTGATACTCGTCAGATACTTGAAACAAATAACATACCTGCTATTATAATATCTATGGATAAATTAAAAGACGGAGAACAGCCAGGTTATTCTACTACTCGTTCTGCAATGAATGATGGACGTGTTGGTATGATTCAATATGATAAATTAGAAGAAGAATTGGTTCGATTACAAAGAGATACGAGTACAGGTAAGATCGACCACCCAATTGACGGCAGCAAAGATATAGCAGATTCTTTTGCCGGTTCTATTTATAATGCATCTACTTACGAAGAAATAGATAGTTTTGATTTGGAACTTATGGATGTAATTGAAGATATTAATGATGATGTTGATGATATCATTAAGGAACAAGCTATATTAGCACAGCAAATATCTGGTAAATCTTTTAGAAAATCTAATGATTTACAACTACCCGAATTAGAATCTTTATTTGGTGGTTCTTCAAATAGTAATAATAAAAGTTCAAATAGTATAGAAAAAGTAAATGTTACTAAAAGTGATGATTTTATTTTCTTCTAAAACTTATGTAAAAAACTATTGACTTTTAGTTTTAATTCATTTATAATTAACTATATACATACAGTAATAGAGGAGGTTTATCATGGCTCGTGAAAATGATAATAGAGGATTTTTTACTCGATTATTAGAAGATAGACTTAAAATAAGAGTTCGTCCTAATACTTATAGTGAAATATCTAATATAAGTCCTGAATCGGAAGATTTAACAGTCAAACAGTTAAGTCCAGAATATATTGATAGTGAATCTTTATTAGATATGACGACATTAAATGATTTTTTCACTATCTCACAAAATAGAAATGATAAATATTTAGGATTTGAAGAAATGTTGGAAGATCCTATTATTGCTGCCGCAGTTGAAATGTATGCTGATGATGCCACTGTATATAATGCTAATGGAGATGTTATTTGGGCTGAAGGTTCTGATAGCACTATAGTAGATGCCGCAAATAGATTAATTAGAGTGTTAGATTTAAATGATAAAGCATGGCGTCATATTTATTCCCTTTGTGTATATGGTGATTTATATTTAAGACTATATAATAAAGGTGATCAATCTGATTACAGTACAATGTATAATACTAACACTAATTATTCTCAATTAACAATTAAACCTGAAGATAAAAGACGTAAATTAGAAGAATATGTTGAATTTGTAGATAATCCAGCTTGTTTATTTGATTTACAAAATAAAGATAAGACCACTGGATTTATTAGAGTTGCTGATACTACACAAATTCAAACTAATACTGTTTTTGGCACACAAACCCTACAAACTATATCAATTAATAATACAATTATGTATGACAGAAAAGCATTCATACATATTTCACTTTCCGAATCTATAAGTCGTAATCCCGAATTACTTAAAGTAGAAGAAGGTGAAAACCAATTTACTGTATATAAAGTTAAATCTGGTAAATCAATATTAGAAGATGCTTATCCTGTTAATCAATCATTAAAATTATTAGAAGATAGTTTATTGCTAAATAGACTAACTAAATCTGCCATTGTAAGATTACTTCAAGTCGAAGTTGGTGATATGCCAAAAACCGAAGTGACTAATTTTATGCACAGGTTTAAAAATAACCTTGAACAAAAAATGGCAATAGACAAAAGGACTGGTTTATCTAAATCTTACAATTCACCTGGACCTGCAGATAATATAGTATATTCGGTTACAAAAAATGGTTTAGGTGCTGTTAATGTTCAAACATTAGGTGGAGATGTTAATGTAAAAGATATTATGGATTTAGATTATTTTAATAATAAAAAATTAGCCGCATTAAAGATACCTAAACAATTTTTAAACTTTGATAGTCCAGAAGGTATTGGTGGAAATGGTGTTAGTCTTACAAAAATAAGTTCACGTTACGCTCACACTATTAAAAGAATACAAAATGCTTATATACAGGGTATTACTAATTTAATTAATTATTTCTTTATGGATAATAATTTAGATTATGTTAATAAATTTACTATTAAAATGGTATCACCCAGCACAGTTGAAGATGAAGAACGTTCTGAAACACTAAGTAATAACATAAATCAAGTAAGAGATATTATGGACTTAATAAGTGATTTGCCAGATGATAAGCGTATGGAAGTTCTATCTTTATTGGTTAGTGAGAAATTAAATATGACTGATGTTTCCAGTATTATACAAGAATATACAGATAGTTTAAAAGAAGATGAAGATGTTTCAGAGGGGAATGATTTAGATTCTGATAATTTTGGAAGTAGTTTAGGTCATTCTTCACGTTCTAATGATTTTGATAGTGAATCTGATTTTGGTAATGATTTTGAGGAATTTAATGATTTTGGACCCCCACCTTCAAATGATATTGATATGGGTGATGAATTTAATGAAGCACCCCCAATGACACCGGAAGAATAAATTTTAGATAGTTAGAAAGGTGAGGATGATTAAAATGACTAATTCAGTTTTATTAAAAGTTAATGACATTAATGATATTGTAAAATTACATCGTACAATTTCCACTTTCAGTGGTGAAGCTAATTTAGTTAAAGGTAGATACAAATGTAATGCTAAATCTTTAATGGGATTACTTGCCATAGATACAAGTGAACCCACTAAATTAGAATTTGATATTTCTTATACACAAGAAATATTAGATTTGATGAAAGATTTTATATGTAAAAATTCAAATGAATAAATAATATTAATTCAACATTACAATTGGGAGGCATTGATATGTTAATTAACAGACATGATTGTATTGATATTTTAATTAAACAAAATTCGGAAGAAGCCGAAAAACTATTACATTATTTAATAAATCATCAAGATATAAATATTAACAAAACTATTTGTAAGTATTTTGTGGATAATAATATTAACATTCCTACAATAGAACATTATAAATTATTAAATAATAAAGCACATAAAGTAATAAAAGAAGTATTAGAATGTGAAGGTAAAGATGTAGCAACTTATATTAAAATAGCAACATCTTTAATAACTCAAGCCACAATTACATTGGAACATCAATTTAAAAATGATATAGAAGGTTCTAATACTTTTATAAAGAACACTATGTTATGTGAATTATCACAGGCATTATATCTTTATTTTAATTACAATGATTATACTGAATTAGTTAATGTTATTAATGTAATTAGAACTGATATAAAAATGATATTGGACTAAGTCACTTTAAAATAAATGACATATGATTGTATGTCATTTATTTTTTTTTGAATAAAAATTAAATACAACTATAAAAATAATATACAAAATATTAATAACTAAAATAACAAAATTATTACTACATAATATGTATATATAATTAATTATTGATTATATATACATTGGGCAAAATATAGATTTTTGCCAATAAATTCCTTTAATCTAATGGTAAAGGGGTGAGATAAGAAATGAAGTCGCAATTAGTTGAACAAACTGGTTCTCTTAGATTAGTTGAATCAAAAACAACTAAAAAAGGTTGTTTAGGTAGATTAGAAGGACCCTGTGCAGATTTTAAAAACAAGACTCGTAATGGTAGACTATATGGTTTACAATTATGGAAAAATGTTTTTGATAATAAATTTGTTAAGGAAGCTTTAGCTACTAAAACACTTTTTGGTGAATTAGATCACCCAGAAGATAGATTTGAAGTTTTGTCTAAATATGCTTGTGTGTGTATGACAGACTATGAAATCAATGAAAATGATGGTTTAGTTTATGGTGGTTTTGATATACTGGATACTGAAGCTGGTCGTATTTTAAAATCTTTAGTAGATTATGGTTCACAAATGGGCGTTTCCAGTCGTGGTGAAGGAGATATTATTCAAGGTGCAGACGGAGAAGAAGTTGATCCTGATACTTTTGAATTTGCTTGTTTTGATGTAGTTTCTACACCTGCTGTAGAAAGAGCAAGACAGACTGTTGTAGAAAGTGTAGAACATGACTATAAGAAACGTAGATTAATTGAATCTATTGAAAAAGAAATTAAAAATGCTGATACTATTGAAGTATTAGACAATATTGACAGAACAGTAACAAATTGCAACGCTCCTAATTTAAGCAGAATTAAACGTTCAATTAAAAATAGAAAATCTCAGATTATTGAGGGAAAGACTATTTCATCTACAGCTTGTAATAGTGCTAAAATAAACAATAAATCTAATAGATTAATTGCTGCCGAGACTATTGGAGAGAATTTGAGTAAAATTGATACTGTTAATTCTATTACAGAATTAAATCGTAAAATTAGAGCTTATAAGTTGAGAGAAAAACAGTTAAATAATACTATTAATGTATATAAAACTAAACTTAATGAAGCTAATAATCAAATTGAAAAGATTAATCAAAAATTAGATAGTAAAAGTAAAGCACTTAAAGAAAGTAATAATAAGAGATTAAATGTTGTTCGTACTAATCAACAATTAGAAAATCAATTAGATGTTAAGAATAATCAAATAGATTTATTAGAAAATGTTAAAACCCAATTAGATAGGGAAAGAAAAAATCATTCACAAATGAATAAAAAGCATTTAGTTGAAAAACAAAGATTAAATGCCGAATATAATGATTTAGAAAAAACTAATAAATCATTAAAGGAAAGTCTTAAACAAACTACTGATAATTTATATAATTTACAGAATCAGAATAGAGAATTAAGACAACAACTAAAAGAATCTACATCTATAATTGATAGCTATAAGATTAAACAAGAACAACTTAAAGATTCTTTAGTGGAACACAAGGAAACTATTAAACAGCAAAGCATAACTATTGAAAATAAAGATAAGCATATTCAAGATTTATCTGTAAGTAAAAATAGACTTACAGAAAGTAAAAAAGATTTAACTGAATTAGAACATTTATATTCCGATTTAGAAAATTCTTACAATAAACTTGAAAATTCTTATTCAAAATTAGATATAGAATGTAATGATGCTGTTACTAAGTATAATGAATTGTTGGAACAATATAATTCATTACAAAATAAAGTAACTCATTTAACTGAAAAACTTAAACAGTCTGTTAAACTCAATAAACAGTACACGCAAAGTTTTTTGAATGAATGTGCTACAAATAATGGAATTAATCCTAAGAGTGTTACATTAAATGAATCTGTATTAGTTCCTAATAAAATTAAACAGTTAGTGGAAGAGGTTAAAGATAGACAAGATCGTTATAATAAGCTTCCTATTAGTTATGACACTCCAACTACAGTTAATATTCTTTCCGAAAGTATTAAGAAAGACAATGTAGAAGAGGAAGACATTGCTTTGGAAAGTTTCTTATCTACCGTTCAAGGTCAATTTTAACTTTTACCATTAATAATTTATATATTTTCCAAATATTAACTTAATAAATTTGAAGAAAGGTGAATTATTATGGCAATAAATACTAAAGCTATGTCAGAACAATTAATCCGTTCTAAGGTTAATAATAAGACATTTGCTAAGTTTGGTAAGAGACTTCAGGTAGCTGAAGCTGTTCAGAGGAAAGCTGGTAAAGAGTTTGGGCTTGAAAAGAAAGCTGCTCTCGCCACATTACTTGAAAACACAAGTTCGTTACTTGAAGCGACTAATACTCAGAATATTCCCAGCAAGACATTTTTCCTTGATATGATTACAGCCGTTGTTCCTAACTTAATTGCTTCGGATATCGTATCTGTTCAGGCTATGGATAGTAAGGCTGGTATTATTTCTTATTTGAGATATAAGTATGGTACTACTAAGGGTTCTACTACTGCTGGTACTGTATTTAGTACATCTCTTAATACTGGTATGAGTGATCCTATGTACACTTCTAGAACAGTAGATAATGAGCTTTATAGTTCTGGTGCTAACTTAGATTTTACACCTGTAATTGCTGGTACATTTAGTGCTACAGATGGTGCAGGTAAGACACTTATTGAAGGTACTGCCACTGGTAATACTGTAGCACTTACTTGTCCTACTGATCCTGCAGTTACTGGTACACTTAATTATATTACTGGTGCTGTTACATTTACTGGAACAACTGGTGACGTTCTCATGACATATTCTTATGATAACGAGACTGTTCCCTTCAATAATATTACTAATAATGCTTATCAGAACGTTATTCCTGAACTTAATATGGATTTGGCACAGCTTCCTATCTATGCTAAGAGCCGTAAGCTTGCTGCATATTGGGGCTTTGACGCTGCCTATGACCTTAAAAAGCAGTATGGTGCAGAAATTAATGATGTAATTGCTACACAGGCTGCAGGTGAAATTGCTCATGAAATTGATACTGAAATTGCCCTTGAGCTTTTACTTAAAGCCGGTGCAGGTCCCGTGCTCCAGTGGTCAAAGACAGCTCCTATAGGTGTAAACATTATTGACCATTACGACAGTCTTTGGGTAAGACTTACTGAAGGTGCTAATACAGTATTTGGTGCTACTCAGAGAGTACAGCCTAACTACATTTTAGCAGGTCTTAATGCTGCCGCTGTTATGGAGTGTATGAGAAACTTTGATGCTACTGGTGCAAGCACTGCTGTAGGTCCTCACTTTATTGGTACATTAGGTGGCAAATACAAGGTATATGTAATTCCTCA